TTACAGCCGTTGGGCCGCAAATGTTCTTTTGGTGGAGTTGCGGGAGAATCGCCTGTAAGTGGACTGATGCGTCGAGTGGTGGGAAAACGGAAAGGCCGTCTCGTTCGGCTGGCGCGCGAGCGTGAGCGGCATCGTATTCGGCGTAAGATGGATAGAGGATTGCGCCGGGCCCGGCTGTTGACGCTTATCGCTCGTCACCAGCATCAACTTCCACCCGACGCTCCGCGTCGTCATCGGATTCCTTTGAAAGTTCCTCGTGTCTTGTCCTTAAAGGACAACTACGACGCAACGCTCAAGCTAATCGAAGACATTCGGAGCTATGCGTTAGAGGGTTACCATCCGGTCGACCTCTTCTTTGATGACGTGGAGTACCTCGAGCCCGCGGCCCTTACCGTGCTGACTGCGGAGATACATCGCTGCCGAAACTTGCGAAAGGTGAATGGGAAACCTGCCGTATCGGGCTATTATCCGTCCAACGCAGAGATTTATCGGCAGCTTCATGAGATCGGATTTTTTCGTCTCCTAGAGATCAAGGATTCACATCCGCCCTTGGAGGACAAAGGCGCTGCTCGCACGCGACTCGTATTGCCTTTTCTGACAGATGCCGTTGTGACAGCCGAAAGATCTGCTTGGTTCATCGATCAACTGGCGGCTTTGATCGAGGATGCTGTGCCTATGGACGCGAAAAGCAAGCGCTACCTTCAGGGCGCAATTGTTGAAGCGATGAAGAACGCTGGTGAGCATGCCTACAAGCTCAAGCCTCAATATCAGGCATTGGGTCACCGATGGTGGTTGACGGGAGCCTTCGATCTTGAGCGTCGCGAAGTAGCCATTTTGCTGTTCGATCAAGGCGTCGGCATTCCAGCGACGTTGGAGCCAGACCTTAGGGACAAGCTCGAGTCAGTGACGCGGGCTGAGGGAGTGACGCCGCGTGACAGCCTTATGATTGAGATTGCCACCCGTCCAGGGGAGTCCTCGACAGGTCAATCAGGTCGAGGTCAGGGCTTCAAGACCATGCGAAAATTTGTAGATTTTTGCGATGACGGCGACCTTATTGTTTACAGCAATAACGGCAACTATCTATACGCACGTGCCGGAACGGCGCGTAACGATCGTACGTTGTCGCTCGGTGGAACATTGATACAATGGCGCTTCAGACACTCCGAACCGGTGATGGTGGCCGCGTGACGCACACAATCTCAGTGGCGCGTGATTTCTCGAAAACCCCTGGGCCTCGCTTTATCAAGCAGGGCAACTGGAGCGGCGAGAAATTTAGGAAGTTGTTGGAGGACCGTCTTCGTCGGCATGGACAGATCGTGGTCGATCTCGATGGCACGCGCGGATACGGATCGTCGTTCTTGGATGAGGCGTTCGGCGGACTTGTGCGCGAATGCGTTCTCAAGCGCGAGGAGTTTACACGCTGCGTTGATATTGTGTCCGCAGAAGATCCAACATATCGCCAAGAAGCTTTGGACGCTGTTCAGAAGGCCGAGCCTCGGCAATAGGGCTGGTCAACATGACCGCTCCAAGCGACTTACGAAGCGCCGATACCGAGGTGTCTAAGCCTGAAACTTCATCGCCAGCAGCACCCACGACATTGCGGTGCGAAGAAATCGATGTTCGGGGCCAGTCGGCGTTTCTATGCGTGAACAAGCCCAAGCTTTGGGAACCCTATCTAATAGGGTTTCCTGGCGTAGTGGTTGCTATCATTGGCTTCATAATCGTTCATTGTCTGTCGGTTCGCCGTCAACAGCGTGACGAACAGTTCAAGATGGTTCAGTCGGCTCGCGAATTGATTGCCGCAGTCGCATCTGAGGCAGAAGAGGCTTGGTTGAGTCGCCGAGATCGCGATTCGACAGGGCCGGTATTGATACAAAGGGTCGGCCGGGTCGGCCGCGTGGTCCACCAGTTGAAGGTCCGTCACAAGCGGCTGAATGTGGGTTCCCTCGTTACCGGGTTTCGGCAGGCGGTAACGCTTGATTTTGAGGACGGCAGTCCTTCGCCCGAACGTCGAGCTGAGATATCGATTGCAGCCGCCGAACTGGATGAAGAAATAATCCTCCAGTTCTTGAAAAAATACGGCTGACTTAACGGCTTGCAGCGATGCGGGCCGAAATAAGCAGTGCGATGCGGTCTCGATCGACGTAGCGACGGCGGATCTTCTTCACGTCATCGGTGTCCCAGCCCATCATGTCTGCGATCATCTCGTCGCTGAGGCCGGTCGCCATCAGCAGCGTCGCGAAGTTGCCGCGTAGGTCGTGAAGGTGTTTGTCGATGCTCGACGCATCGGCGGGTGCGTCCTCGGCCGGGACCGTGGCCTTGATCCAGGCGCCGGTCGGGCCGTCCTTCGACCACTGTTTGCCGGCGGCCGTCGTCATCACGAACAGGGGGAGGAGCACCGGCTTACCCTTCGCTTCGGCCTTGGCGGTGTGGAGGCGCTGTGCCTCGCGGCATTCCGCCAGCACGACCTTCGCCTCTGGGAGGAGCGGCACGATGATGCGCTTTCGACCACGGCTCTTGCCGGTCGGCATCTCGATCGAGGTCTCGTTGATGTGGGACCACTGCAGCTTGCGCAGGTCGCCACGGCGCAGCCCGGTCGCGGCGGCCATGCGGAAGAAGCGCGACGCCGGCGCTGTCGTGCGTGAGAGGATGGCGGCGAACTCGTCCGGTTCGACGATCTCGGCCGAGCGGTCGACCTCGTAGAGGTTAGGGATGCCTTCGGCGGGATTGGCTTCGGTCAGCTCGTTGTCTTTCGCCCAGGCAAACAGGCGACGCAGCACCTGGACGCCGTAGTCGGCCTTGCGGGGCGTCGCGGCGAACTCGTTACGCCAAGCGATGATGAGGCGCCGCGTTCCCTTGGCCTTCAGCGCGACGACGGGCAGGGCGCCAAAGCGGGCGTTGATGACGTCCAGCCATCGCGCCCATTCTTTCTTCGTGCTGTCGGCGAGCTTCTGGTAGCCGTCCGGGGCGGCCTTGAACTGCGCTACCAAACCCGAGACCAGATCCTTCGGCACATCGGTGCGTCTGGCAGCGGCATAGGCCTCGGCGAGCCTGTCGGCGCCTGCCGCCTCGACCTTGATCAGATCCGCAAGCGTGTCCGCTTCGAACCGCCCGATCGCGGGACCGCCGCGCCACGCCTGCCAATAGGCCAGCACGCGGCCTGAGCGGCGGCGAATGAGCCTATGCGCGCCTGGCAGTTTCACCTTGGCTTCCATGTTCCTCGATCCACCTGGCCAGCGCTACGTCGGGATCGTCATCTGCGGACGTCGCCGGCGGGGCGGCCGAGGGCGTAGAGGGACTCAGACCGGACAGCTGGTCAAGCCAGGCGTCCAGGGCGCGGAGGTCGTAGCGGACAAGCGACCCGATCTTGCACGGCGGCACCGGCACAGCGGACATAGTTTTCAGGGCCAGATACTCGCAGGCCTGCTCCTTCGTCAGCAGTCGCGGATTGATCACCATTCCCATGGTCAGGCGGCCTTGGCCATGCCAATCAAACGTTGCTGAGTCGAACCGGAGAGATTGCGTTGAGGGTTGTGGATGCGTGGGTCGTGACGATGGTCGCCATTGCGACGGTTGCGACGTGCCTTTTGGTATATTGGGCGGCAAAACCATCCTGGTCGGTTGGGTCGATGGGTGAGTGGATCTCGGGCTTGGGCAGCTTCGGGGCAGTGATCGTTGCGGTCGTTGTGGCAGGACGACAGCAAGCGCTGGCGAGAGCTCAGTTCCAAGATGAGCGAGATCACATGGCAGATACCATTGCAGAGGAGCGACGGTACCAAGAGCGGCTCCAGTCGATGGAGCATTCTGCAAGGAAAGCTGCGCAGGCCGATGAAGACTTTCGCACCGCAAACTACATTCTGAGAAGGCTCAGCAGCGGTATGGAAGTGGCCACAAGCGTTATGCCGCACATCCAGGCAACGCCCGCCGACTGCAATCACCGAGCGCAAATCGTTCTGGATACTAAGGCTTTTCGAGCCGCAGAGGAGGCGGCTGCCCTGTACGGCCCGCATACATTTAAAAGTGACCGCCTCAGCCGAGCTTTTGATATTATCGTGCATGTTTGGGGCCGAGTTGTAACTACCTACACGATACTGGCAACTCCGGAACCGGGACTTATGTCCGAGGCTGTCGCACATCTTACGCTTGACGGTGATCTTGAGACGAAGCTGGCGGCATGTGCGAGTGTTGTGTTCCTGTCTGAGCCGGGGACAGACATGTCCGAGATGGACGCGCAGCAGGCGGGTGTGCTCTGGGCGAAGCAATCGCTTCGTGGCGGCACGGTCTGAGGCCATCAGACCCTCACCGGCATGACGATGTTGACCAAGCCCTCGGCATTCTTCGCGCCCGGTCCGGGGTCGAGGCGAGCCGGGCTGCCGGGGTCGGTGACGCGAAACAGCATCTGGTCGGCGTCGGTCTGGTCCAGCAGGTCGAGCAGATACTTGGCGTTGAAGCCGGTCTCGAATGCCGGACCTGCGCCGCTGACCTCGATCTCCTCGGCCGCGACGCCCGCCTCCATGTTTCGGACGGTCAGGGTCAGCACCTCCTCCGCGATCGTCATCTTCACCGATCGGGCCTTCTCGCCGCTGATCAGGGAGACGCGTTTGATCGCCTCCTTCAACAGGGCGCGGTCGATGGTGATCTCGCGGTCCCACTGACGGGGCGTGATCCGCTCATAGTCAGGATAGGCACCGTCCAGCGCCTTGGTGATCAGGCGACCTGTGCCGGTGTGGAGCGCGAGGCCTGTGCTGGCGACCTCCAGCGTGACCGGATCTTTCAGGTCGGCGAGGATCCGACGCATCTCATTGGCGGCCTTGCGGGGGATGGTGACCGAGGGCATCCGGTCGGTGGCATCGAAGGCCACCTGGTCCCGGACCATGCGGTGTCCGTCGGTCGCGACCGTCCGCAGCACCCGCTCGCCTTCGTCGGACACCATGCAAAGGTGGACGCCGTTCAGATAGTAGCGGGTCTCATCCGTGCTCTGAGCGAAGTGGACGCGGTCGAGCAGGCGGTGCAGCACCGCCGCATCCAGGGTCAGGCTGACGGCCTCGCTCAACTCGCCGCGAATGGGAAAGTCGCCGGCAGGCAGGACGGGCAACTGATACCGCGAGCGCCCGAACTTGACGGTGGCGCGGGGGTCGTTGTGATCCGCCCATTCGATCGCCAGTTCCGCGCCGGCCGGGGCGTTGCGCGCGATCTCGGCCAGGGTGGCGGCGCTGACCGTGAACTCTCCCTCCTGAGCGATGTCGGCCGGCAGCTTCTCGACGACCTCGATGTCCAGATCCGTGGCGGTGATCGACAGTCGGTCGCCCTCGGCACGGAGCAGCACGTTGGATAGGATCGGGATGGTGTTGCGGCGTTCGACGGCACTGACGACGCGGGCGGTAGCGCGTTGGAGCGCGGGCTGCTGGACCAGAACTTTCATTCGTCTTCCGCCTCAAGGCATTCGTTGATCGTCAGCAGCTGGCGACGCAGGCTGATGAGGTGTTCTTTCGCCGTGCTCATGACGGGCGCATCGCGATGGAGCGCACCGTGGAGGTTGGCGGCGATCTCGGTCGCCCGGCTGGCCGCCTGGAGCAGCCGTTCGCTGGGTCCGCCCTCGTCCCAGTCAGGCGAGACGCCCTCGGCATGGGTGAGCGCCGCTTCGCCCCAGTTCCGGCTCCAGGCGGCCTGCTCAGCCTCGCCGCCCCGGTCGATTGCCTTGTGCAGTTCGTAGCGGGCCTGGGTCAGATTGCCGTCGAACGACAGGTCACGGTTGGATGGGATCATCGGCGTCATCAGGCGGCCTCCGCCTCAGCGACCATCGCCTTCGCCGCCGCGATCTCTTCAGCAAAGCGGGCGGCGTCGATGACGACGACGGTCGAGCCGGGCCAGTAGGTCGTGACCGTCTCGGTCTTCTTCCACTCGTTGAAGAAGTCGATCAGCTTGGGGAGGTCCCGGCACTCCGCGTCCTCATGGTGCTCGTCCATGAGGTAGTTCTCGATCGCGTCTTCCAGATCGAAGTCGAAGCCCTTCGCGGTCGTGACGTAGCAATAGCTGGGTGCTCCGGCGCCGATATCGGTGAGGTTCTCGACAAGCTCCTCGATGCTGCCGGCGTAGGTCTCTTCGCCATCGCAAACCCACTTCGCCCATTCACTGGACGCCGCCCACTCTTCGGGCGTCAGGGTTGGCGCAGCGATCAGCGCCTTGGCGGCCCGGACGTTGGCCGCGCGTTCGCGCGCCTCAGGAGAGCGCTCGGCGGCGGCGCGCTCGAGGTATTCAGCGCCCGTCAGATCGACCGCGAAGCGTTCCGCGTTCGGGGCGTAGAAGACGTTCGGGGTTTCCCCGTCCTTCGCCACCTTGATCAGGATCGGGATTGGTCTCGACGTATCCACGCCCTCTTTCAGGCTGAGACGCGGGAAGTTCAGGACCGGCAGTTCCACGGTGTCGGCCATCAGGCGGCGTCCTTCATGTCGTCGGCCATCACGAGGCGGTTGCGGCGCAGGGCGGCTTGCAGGACGTCGCGGCCTTTGCCGTCGAGGTAGGCGTGGCCGATGAGGCGGTCGCGGTCGTTGCCGGCGTCCAGGGCGAAGACGGAGACGGCGCGGCGGTTCTGCGTGTCGCCGTCGATTTCAAGGTCTTCGATCTCGACCAGTTCGAGCGCCTGAAGGCCGCGCTCGCGCTGAATGTGGCGGGCCAATGCCTCGAGGTCGGGGAAGGCTTTCGGCTTGTCGGCGGGGTTCGCCGTCAGGATGGCGAAGCGGACATCATGGGACATGCGGTATCTCCGGCGATACAGGTTGCGGGGTGCGGGGGTCGGCAGATTGTGGGCGCCCAGCAGGGCGACGCCTTCGGTCCAGGACGGGCGCATCAGGCGGCCTGGTCCTGGTCGTCGTCGGCCTGAGCCGATCCGTCGTCGCCGGTCGGCGTGTCGTCGGCGGCGGCAAGGTGTTCATCGGTCAGGGTGACGGCGCCCTCGTGGGTCCAGTCGAAGCCGTCCTCGCCGAATGCGACGCCGTTGTCGTCGAGGAAGCTGGTTAAGATCTGCACAGCCAGTTCGTTCGCCTGCTCCTCGGTCAGGTCGGGGCGGCGGTCGGCGGCGACGGCGGCGATCGCCTCGACGAACGCCTCTTCGCTGGGCGCGTCAGGCTGAGCGGGCGTCGGGGTCAGGACGCCGCCGGCGGCGTTGGCGGCGACGACGATCATCTGATTGATCGTCAGTTCCTGCTCGCTGGGCGCTTGATAGTGGTTACGGTCCTTCACCGTCTTGCCGTTTGCGGCGACGATGACGCCGGATGGCAAGGCCTGCCACGGCAGGGGTCGGTCGAGGTCGCTGGCGATGCTGACGACCTCCTGCGGCTGACCGGCCTCAGGCCGTTCCTGGGCAACCGCCAGAAGGCGAAGGTGGCGTTGGCGCGCCTTAGCCCAAACCGCATCACGCGCGGCGAGCGCGGCGGTGCGATCGCGGTCCTGCTGCTCGCGCAGCGCAGCCTCGGCACGGGCCGCCTCGACCAGGGCGACGCCCTCCTCTGTCATTTCGCCCGGCTCAGCCAGCCATGGCGTCGCAAGGATCGGAGTCTCGGCATCCCAAGCCGGGGCGTTCTCGCCAAACACCTTGGCCTGGGCCTCGCGCAGCATGGCGATGCGCGTGCCGCTGTCCCCATGGAGACCGGCCGGCAGATTGGGTGTGCACCAGTCGACGCCGTGCGGGGCGCTGTAGGCGCGCTTGACGGTGTAGCGTCCAATGTCTGCGCCGTAGGCCTGAAGGCCGCAAAACTGCAGGACGCCCAGCTCTTGGAGGCGCTGTCCCTCGGGGGTGATGCTGGCTTCGGGCGCCACCACGACCTCGTTCCAGAAGTTGCCGTATCGGGTCATCTCGTAGGCGGCGAAAAAGGTCTCGACGGTCGCCAGCCATTCGGCCGGGGTCAGGTCGATCGGCTTCGGCGCATTATCCTTCGCCGTCAGCTTCTGACGGGCGTCGCGCACCGACAGATGTTTGGGGTCGTCGCGCGGCAGGGTCATGCGCTGCTGGTCGGCCTCGTCCAGCTTGAGGAAGCGACGGTGCTGCTGAACGTGTTCGGGGGTGTAGCCGAGGCGTTCGGCGATCAGCTTGTTCTCAAAGCCCAGCTCCGACAGCTGTTCGAACCCCTTGGCCTTTTCGATCGGGTTCAGCTTCCGACGCAGCAGGTTTTCAGCGATGGCGGCGAAGCGGGTTTCCTTGGCGTCGCGGTCCAGCAGGCGGGCCAGGATCGGCTCTTCGGCTTCCCAGTCGCCGTCGCTGATCGCCTCGCCGATCGCGCGCCAGCGGCGTTCGCCGGCGACCAGGCGATAGCGCGGCAGGGTCTGTTCGCCGGCGGGCGTCGTGACGGTGATGGTCGCATCCTGCAGGTCGTCATCGGCCATGGGGCGCACGACCAGGTTCTGCAGGAGGCCGTTCTTGACGATGTCGGCGCGCAGGGCGTCCAGCTCGTCTTTCGCCTCATCGCTGGTCCAGTCCTGACGGGCGTTGTCGGGATCGGGCAGGATTTGATCGTGGCGCAGGGTCAGCAGGCCTTCTGGCAAGGCCTCGCCGCCGGAGGCCGTCTCCGCACGATTGATCGCCTCAAGTTGCAACAGACCGTCGGAGGTCAGGCCGTCCGCCATTGGATCCGGCAACAGCAGGCCGGCGGTGACCATGCCCTTCAGCGTCTTGCCGAGGTTGGAGTCATCGCGGCCGATGGCGGCCGCCAGCATCTTGATCGTCGGCGTAGCGCGGCGGGCGGCCGGCGAGGCCAGGGCGCGCAGGACGTCGGCGTTCTGGACGGCGAGGATGTTCAGGTCGAGCATGGTCAGGGTCCGGTCAGGCGAAGGCGCGCAGGGCCAGGACGGCCGTCGCGATCAGAATGGCGAGGATGAGGAAGCGGCCGCCGGCGCCGTTCGGCCGCGGATCGAGCGGTCCGCCATTGGGCGGGCGGCGATCCGCCTGGTCGGCGGCGGTATCCAGCCGGAAGGCGGTCATCCAGCCACCGGCGATGCTGTTGTCGGCGCGCAGGGCGTTTGCGACGGCGCGCGCCTCGGTCGGCGTCAGCAGCCGATCGTAACCGGGCATGACGACAGCGACGCGCATTTCGCGGGCGACGTTGCGGGCGGCGAGGATGCAGGGGTCGTGGAGGCAGGACGCCTCCAGGGCCAAAACGCAATCCGCGACGCGGTCGACGCCCGGGCGGGCCGATCGGGCCACGACAGCGTCGACGCGATGCGCCAAGCGCAGGGTTGAACCGAGAGACAGGTGACGAACCGGGTTCGTCGGATAGGGCAGGACATTGGTCATGGCGCGGACACTCCCGTGGGTGGGTGTCCGCAGTGACCCGGCTACATCGGAGCCGGTGGCGGAGGGAGAACAACGCCTGTCGCTGCGGACAGGGCGAACATAGGCCCGGTAATTTTACCGCGTCAAGCATAAACCGGTATTCTTACCGGGTGCGGGTGATGGTGGCTGATGGTCATCTGGGGCTATGGGGCTCTCAGACGGATGGAAAGGTGTGGCGCAGGCGACGGGGTTGGCCGTTTTGGTCATCGTCGTTGTCGTGGGCGTCGCGATCGCCATTGAGGGGCCTCGCGCCTTCGAATGGCGGACGCCAGAACCGACCGTGACCAATGAAACGACGGCGGCATCGGCTCTGGCTGAAAAGGTCCGACGTGGCCCCATCACGGATGCCCAGCACCGCAAGATGGAAGAGGCGCTGGTGAACCGCTTTCCAAAGGGCAGCAGGGTCGCCGATGGGAATGTGACGTTCTACTTCGACGGCGGCGCCACGGGGTGTGGAATGATCTCGCCTAGAGGACAGGCACCCCGGCGTTACATCTATCGAAACGACTTCGTCATGGTCGAGGGCGACCAGTCGGCCTCGGACTTCGCAATGTTCTGGCAGATATGTGAAGCCGGCGGAGCCTAATCAGCGCGGCGTCATCCGCTTGACCTTCGCGGCCCACAAGATCTCCTGATCCAGCATCGGGCCTTCCAGGTTGGAAATGAGGTGGAACAGGCCGTTACTGGCTTGGCGCAACTTCTTCACCACGATCCGACCGTCCGGCAAACCAATCACGCACAGCTCGCCGATAAGGTCTGAAGTGACGGGTGAGCGCACGTCGTCCCAATAGACGAGCCAGGTGTCGAAGATCGGCCCAAGCGAATCGCCCCGGATCTCGGCCGCCACCGTCTGGGGCGTGCTACCTTCGGGTGCTGGAACCATGTCGAACGGGCCCTGTCCTGCGTCATACAGCACCGCGACGGCGCCCGCAGAGACGTAGCCAACGACTGGGACAGAATCGGTCGTGGGCTCAACAAGCTCGTCTCCAGCCGCCTCCATGAGCCATGCGACGGTCGTTTCCAAAACCGGCGCGAGCGCGGTCAGGGTCTTGGTCGACGCGCCATTTCGAGCGTCATTTTTGACCGCGCGCTCCATGTTCCGAATGGCGTCCTCACTCAAGCCCGCCTCAAGCGAGGCGGCGCGCGCCGACTTCCCGAGGGCGTTGAGGCGTTGGTGAACGCGGGCGACAACTTCTTTCAACATCGTTCGGTAATCTGACCGGACACCGGGGTGACGACGACCGGTAAGATAACCGTTGACGGGTGCGGTAAAATTACCGATCAATGGGGCATGGATTTCATCGCATCCCTTATCCGGGCCGCCGAAGCGTTTCGCGAGGCCACCGGACTCGAGCGAACAACTGTCAGCTGGCGGTTGTTCGGCGATAGCAAGAAGCTCGACGCCTTGATCGCGGGGAGCGACATCCAGGTCCGCCGCTATGAGGGGGCCATGGCCTGGCTGTCCGGCAACTGGCCGGAGGCCGTCGATTGGCCGGAAGGTGTGGTTCGTCCGCATGGAGGTGGCCCGCTGTCGTCTGATGACGAGGTTGTGGCGCCGGGCGCGGATGGTGGCGCCGAGAAAAGCTTGGCCGTTTTCTCCCCGGCGGAGGATGCGGCATGAGCGGCGTTGAACCCAACCGCTGGCTGAAGCTGAAAACGAAGCTGCTGATCAAGGCCTGCGGCGGACTTGAGGAGGCCTCAGCCGCCTGCGCAGCGTCTTGCCGGCCGTATTCGGTGCCGCATCTGTCGCGGTGCCAGCGTCCCGATACGCCCGACTTCCTGCCGATCGACATCGTCCTGTGCCTAGAAGCCTATTGCGGCGAACCGATCGTCACCGCCGCCATGGCCGAGGCCCGTCCGGCCGGGGACGCAGTCGGCTGCTTGCGCGACGAGGTCGCCGATTTCATCGAGCGCGGCGGCGACGTTTCCAAGGCGGTTCGGGCTGCCTTCGCCGACGGGGTGATCGACCCGCGCGAAGGCGCCGAGATCGGCGTGATGCTGGATGCCGCCTTCCAGGATTTGCATCAGGCGCGCCAAGCCTTGGCGGACGCCATGCGGCCGAAGGATGCGGCGGCGGCGCGATGAGGGACAATAGCTTCCACACCGGCCTGGGTCTTTGCCCGACGACGCCGACGAAGGACATGGCGGCCTTTGACGCCCTGCCGCCGATGGTGCGGGCGCGATTGCGCGAAGCCCCGATCAAGGTCGCCAGCGAGCCGCTGTTGAGGTTCTGGCGATCGGACGTCGGCGACGCGTCGACGCGCCATGCCGCCCTGATCGACGGGCTGGATCGCAAGCTGGGTCAGATGGGAGCGGCGGCATGACGCGGGCGGATTTCGTGGATGCGAACTTCGTCGCCTCCAAGCGGGCGATGCGCGCGAGTTGGAGCGCGATCGCCGCGATGACTGGATGTTCGGAGATCGAGCTGCGGAAGAAGTTCGATCCCGGGCTGACGATCCAGGTTCCCTCGACGGTTTCGCCCCTCTCGCCGCGCATGAAGGCCGAGCGCGCCTTGATCCAGGCGGGCCTCGGCCGTGACGCCGCAGTCGTGGTCGCGCGCCTGTGGCATGCCGGCGGCGCCATCGTCGGCAGCGAGCAGTTGGCGCGCGGGATCGCCGGCGGCGGTGCGGCGCGAGACGTCTGCAAGGCGGCGCGCGACGATGCGAAACGGAGGCTGGGTCTGACGTTTTGCGTCAAGGGCTTCGGCCTGACGCCGGGCGACCTGGTCGCGGTGTCTCGGATGATCGACGCCTGGGAGGCCGAGCAGTGAACCGGCGCCCCGGCAAATCGCATGCGCGGCCGGCCGGGGTGAAGAGCCGGGCCGATTGGCGTGGTCTGGTCGAGCTGGCCAAGGCCTGCGCCGACGATGCGGCCGAAGAGGCGTGCGGGCAGGATGCGGAACTGCGGCTGGCGACCCTGGGCAACCGGGTCAACGCCGCCTCGACCGAGGTGTTCGCGCGCGAAGCCGGGGCGGCGACCACGGATGCGGCGAAGGCCTTCGTCCTGACCGCCAAGGCCTTTGCGAGGCGGGAAACGCCCGGCGAGGTGCGGCAACGTCTCGCGTCCTCGGTCGCGGACCTATCGATGTTTTTGGATCAGCAGCTGACCGGCCTGGCGGACCGGGATTTTCGACAGGCCCATCGCGGCCGACCGGAGGTGTGGGGATGAGCACGATTCTTGATGGCGCTATCGGCCGGTGGCCTACATGAGCGCCGGTGGATTTACCGCCGGCCATGTGGCGCTGGCGGTCGTGGCGGCGTGTCGGATGACGGGGGCCGATCCTCAGGGCGTTTTCGGCCCGGCGCGCGGCAACAAGCGGGTTCGGTTGATTGCGGCGGCCGGGTTGATGTCGGCGCTGAAGCTGAAACCAAAGGATGTCGCCACCGTCTTCCAGGTCGATGCGACCCGGCTTGCCCCCTCGATGCTGCGCAGTGCGGACATCGAGGCGGACCAGCTGCTGACCATCGCGGAGGCGCTGCGCGGCGGCGGTTTGCTGGACGACGCGCGCCCACAGGAGAAGGCGGCGGACGCGGATGCGTCGGCGCGTAAGCCCTCGCCGGTTCAGACGCGCCCTCATCGCCCAGCGGATCCGCCGCCTGCGACTATGCCGGCTTCGCCTGTCATCCCGCGTGATCCCGACCGGCTCCGCCCTGTCGCGGCGAACCCGGTTCGTTCGCGGCCGTCGCCGGCGCGATCGAGCGCGGTCGAAACGCTGAAGGCCGTTAGCGACAATATCGTCCGATGGTCGCGGATCTACGTCTCGCGCGGCGTGCCCATCGGCGACCTAGCCGACCTGTTCGACGTCGATGTCGAGGCGCTTGCGGATCGTCTGAAACCCGAACTGGCGAGGGCGGCATGAGCGCGTCAGAACGCGGCCTGATCTCGGCGGCTAAAGAGGTCATCGCCATCCTCCGCTCCGATGATCCGCTTTCGGTTCAAGAAGGCGCGCTGGAGCGGCTCGAGGCTGCAACGGAGCAAGAACCGGCGGTTTTGGACGAAGGGGCGGCGGGGGAGCGCGACAATGAGCCCCTGAAGACTGACGACACAGGCTGCGTCACCAAACGGTTCGTCATCTTCAACCGGCCGGGCATGGCTCCAGAGAAGAAGGGCGGTTGGCTGAAGGATGAGTATCTCATCGACTTTCTGCGCGAGTCCATGCTGCTCGATTGCTGGACGCCCGGCTTCAGGGCCACGGTCCTGGAGCTGACTTGGGACAACGACCTATGGGCGTCGTCAGCATCCGAATATCTGTCCATGCACGACCACGCCATCGGCCCAAGGCGCGCCCAAAAGGCATGGCGTGAAGCGCGGGATAAGCACGAGCGCATCTACAAAACCCCGCCATCGATGCCTCTTGGGCAGGAGATCGCGACCTACCACGTCCGCACTGCGCCATCTTCGGTGCCCCCCGCCGATGAAGACAGAGTGCGGTCGGAGATCAAGGCGTGGACCGACACGCAGTTTCCAAAGTCGTGCCGGGTCGGTTCTTCGAAATGGGTTGATGGCCTGACCCGTCGTGTCTTCGCCGCCCTAAAATCGACTTACGACGGGCAGGCCAAGCCATGACCGCCGACATCGTCAACTTCCCCGCTCGCCCGGCCGGCGAGCCTGTCAGCGTGCGCCGCGTCGCCGCCGTCGGCGACATCGTCGTCGTGTGTCTGAATGCGACCGTCGGCCTATGGGCGGCTTGGCCCGTGGCCGTCGTCGATGATGACGGAGTGGTGCTGGGCGTCACCAGTCGCGCCGGAAAAATGCTGGGCGTCGATCGGCTGAACTGCGCGGCTGAGGTGCTGGCCTTCCGCGCAGACGAGCATGACCCCGAGGGCTTCGCCGCAATCCGGTGGCGGACCTGGTCCGACATGGGCGAGGCCGTGATCGCCTTCGCCGAGATCGCGAGGCCCGAAAATGTGTGATCGTTGCGGGCTGCTCGCGGCCGAGAACGCCCAGTTGAAGGATGAGCTGGCCGAATGGCGGCGGCAGGGGCGTGAGAACGCCAGCATCGTCGTCCAGGGCGAGGTGCGGATACGCTGGGCCAAGGCGTTGAACCTGCCGCCATTGTTGGTCCAGGGGGCGATCCTGCTCGCCGAGCGAGAAGATCGTCTAGTCCGCGCGGATACCATCGCCAGCGCCTGTTGCCTCGACTTCGAGCAGCTGACCGATCCCGGATCCAGCGCCAAGGTGTGTGTCCACAAACTCCGTCGCGCCATGACGGCAGCGGGCATCGCTGGTCGGATCGAGACGGTGTGGGGCGAAGGCTATCGCATGTCGGCGGCGACGGCGGCGGAGCTGCGCCAGCATGTCGATCACGAGGTGCGCCATGCCGCGTGATCTGTTCGGCGAGACGCCGAAGCTTGAGTCGAAGGCCGGCGAGGTGGCGCTGGCGATGGTGCTGCACGACCAGACCGACAAGGCCTGGCTGCTGGCCGAGACCATCGATCGGCGCGAGGCGCAGTGGGCGCCCAAGTCGCAGGCGAAACGCGGCGAGGGCCGCGACGAGAACATCTGGACCATGCCGATTTGGCTGGCCCAGGAACGGGGGTGGATGTGAGTAAGCTTGGGGAGGCCGGCGCGTATGAGGCGGCCTTGAACCTGCTGCGCGAGCAGCTGAGGGCGGTGGCGGACGTGCGTCGCCAGATCGCCAGCGATGAGGCGTTGCGGGCCGAGGATCCGAAGCACCAGCATGCGCTGATGGTGCAGACGCTGAATGAGATGGGGCAGCTCGGACGGGCGATCAGTACGTTGGAAGCCGTCGAAGCCGGACGCATCGTCGTCGCGCCGGAGACGGTGCTGCGACCCCGTGTGGCGGCGGCTGACCTGCCGCCGCTTGAGCGGACCAGCGGCTTGGCGCTGAAGACGTCCAGTGCGCCGTTGGGGCCTCTGACATGAGCGACGTGGCGGTGACCTGGGCCAAGGCGCAGGAGTGCGTAGACGAGGCCGGGCGGAAGGATCGCAACGCCAAACAGACGCTGGTGCACCTGGCGTCCTACGTGGATGCGCTGGGCGTGGGCTGGGCCTCGGTGCCCGTCCTGGCCATGGAGATGGATGTCTCGGAGCGGTCGGTGCAGCGCGGCCTGCGGGCGCTGGAAGCCATGTCGTTGATCAAGGCGACCGGCGAGAAGAAGAATATGGAGGGGCGTCTCTACCCCTACTATCAGCTGCCGCTCGAGACGGGACACGCCAGCACGGCGCGTCGTCGCAAGGCCGAGCGGGCGGCGGCGCGGGGTGACAGGGTGTCACCCCAAGGCGGCGAAAATCCGGGGTCGCCGGGTGACACTGTGTCACCCCAAGATGTCGCATCTGTCACCCCGCGGGGTGACACGGGTGTCACCCAAATAGGGAAGGGAATTACTCAAGGGTTTAAACCCTCCGCGAGCGTGCGCGCGAGCGAGGCCGCTGGGAAGGCTTGGGCCGTGAAGGCGCCGGAGCGGGTCGCCCCGCCACGGGTCGAGGCGTCTTGGCTCAACGCCGTCGAGCGCAGCCGTGAGACCGACGACCGGATGCTGAGCGCGGTCCGGGCCTGCGTCGCCCGTGATCCCGACTTCGGCCGGGGCAAGGCGATGAACCTGGACCGCTGGCTGGATGAGGATCGGTTCATGGCCTGGCTGCCGGACGATGGGGCGTTGGCCCAGGCGCCAGTCGTCTCGGGCTGGGCCGGACCGGCGAACGTCAGGGCGGCCGTCATGGATGCGATGGGGGAGGCGGGCGTCGTCAGCTACCTCAACCATGCGAGCTGGGACGATGGGCTTGGCGCGATCGTGGCGGCGACGAAGATCGCGGCCGGTCGGCTGACGGACGGAGCGGGCTCGGCGCTGAGGGCGCTGGGCGTCAAGGTCATCGCAGGGGGTGCGGCGCGTGGGTAAGGCAGCGGTGTCGATGCGACTGAGCGCGGATCAGATCGCGCGGATGGAGGCCAGTCGGGCGCGGCGCGTCGCCGGGCCGGTCGATGTGGTGGTGTCAGGCGTGACGTTGCGGCCGTCGCAGCGTGACGCGTTGGCCGAGGCTGAACGCCTGGCGGCCGGCGGGCTGGCTGAACGCCGCAAGGCGGCCTCGCTTGTGCGTCTGGTCGAGGCGCAGTTGAGGGCGGCGCGCGAGGGGGCGGCCGTCGAGGCGGCGATCGAGGACACGCTGCTGCGGGCTGAGATGCGCGGCGAGGTCTTCGAGATCGAGACGGTGGACGTCGGGCAGTTCCGGCGAGACGAGAACGGCGGGCTGGCACGGATCAAGGGTCAGCCGATCTTGGACGTGCAGACCGTGCGGCGCGCGCGTCGCGTCGATGGGATCGCCAGCCTCTACCGGGCCGGGCACCTCGACGACGACCAGGTGCGGATCGCGGACGAGTATCGTCAACTGGTCGAAGCGGCCCGTCCGCCCGTCGGCGTCGCGACGATCGAACCGCGCGTGGGTCGGGCGTGGGCGGATCCAGAAGCGCCAATGGCTGCGGCGATCGAGCGCGGACAGGCTGGCGCGCTGCTGTCGAGGAAGCATGAAGCCTTAACGCCGGGACAGGCCGCCGTGCTCCAAGCCGTCGCCGGTCGCGGTGAGAGCATTCGGGGGCTTGCGGGCGGCGGGCGGCGGTGGCAGGCGAATCGGTCCCTGCTGATCCAGGCACTTATACTTTCCGACAAAGTTCGGTCGGTCGAGAAAATGTAGGTTGTCGGACGGGAACGCTAAGTGCATCCGTTCCCTCACTTCCAGAGCTGCGACCCCAGCCCGCCCGGCCCTGCCGAGGCGGGTTTCGCATGCCCGCCCTGCCTGCCCTCCCCATTTTGGGTCCTCCCCAGGCGTCGAAACCAATACGGTCGGGCTGGGCGCAGATGTCTCTCGCGGTCGCGTTTCTGAAAAACCTTATGGGTCGTAGCCTTATGACCTTATGGCCTTCGCCTTATGGCCTTATGACGTGAGGGCCTGTGATGACAGAATGGGTCTCGCAAGCTGAGGCGGTCCGGCTGTTGTCCGATCTGGGCGACACGATCAGTCAGCCGGCGCTCTCGCAATATTTGAAGGGGCACCCCGAGGTCGTGCGACGCGACCAAGGGCCGGGTCGATCGCAGTTGATTGATTGGGATACGCTAAAGAAGTCGCGAGGGACCAGGGCTAGCCGAGGGCCTGCGTCGCAGGCTTCTCTTCCTCGATCGGAGCCATCCGCGCCGCCCATGCTGCCGCTCGAACGGGCGCCGGAACGGTCTGGGGAGACGGTCGATCTCAGCGCTCGGCGCGCGCGGGCCGATACAGACCGGGCCGAGTTCGAAGCCCGTCGCGCCCGCATCCTTGCGGAGCAAGCCGAGGGCAAGTTGATCTCGCGCGACGATGCGGTCTCAGCGTTCACGGCTGCCGGCATCGCTCTGACGCGTGCGTTTGAAGAGGGGCGTTTGGTCTCGGTGGATGACATCAGGGCCGCGCCGGAGCGACGTGACGCACTGCTGGCCATGAAGGTGTACGAGCGAAAGGTCAGGCTAGCCTTCGTCCAGGCGCTGCGTGAGATCGCGTCAGACGCGGTCCCTGAGGTCGTCGCCGCCGAATGACGGAGCCGATTGTGGGAGCAGGGGCGGCCCCTCTTCTCCTGGCGCTGGCTCGCGCCGCTGAACCCAAAAAGGACCGGCCGCCTTGGGAATGGGCGGAAGGTCGCATCGTGATCCCGGCCGAGGCGAACACCTCACGACCAGGCCCTTTGTCGTGGGAAGGTTTCGAGTACTGCCTGGAGCCGCTTGAGAAGCTCGATTACAGCTGCGCCGCGCCGCGCGTTCCGATCATGGCGGCGGGCCAGACCGGCAAGTCGAACATCGGCGTCGTCTGGGTCGCCTGGACAATCGTCGAACAGCCGCGCCCGATGGGCTTGGCGGTGCCGTCCCGGCCGAAAGCGTCGGCGTTCAACTCGAAGAAGCTGCAGCCTGTCATCGACAAGACGCCCGATCTATCGGGCGGCGGGCCGGAGGAACTGCCGGCGCTGGTGAACGCCGAGACCTCGACGTCATCACAAAAAAATTATCCAGGCGGCGCACTGACGATCTTCTCTGCCGGGTCGGTCAACGACCTCCAATCAGAATCGTTCGGCGCTGTGTGGATCACCGAGTCGCCGAACTTCCTTCAGGACGTGGGCGGCCGTGGCTCTGCGATGACGCAGATCCGTGTGCGTATGGATGGCTGGGAGGCCGTCGGCACGAAGGAGCTTCATGAGAGTACGCCCGGCGAAGAGGGGTCGTGCCCCGTCTCGGCGGACTTCGACGCGGGGGATCAGCGTCTGCTCTATCTCCCGTGCCCGCATTGCGATCAGGCATTCACGATCGAGTTCGACGACTTCGTTGTTCCCGACAATCCTCATGAGGAGCCGCACGTCATCCCGCCCTGTTGCGGCGACGTCCTGGGCGCGGTCATCGAAGAGCGGCACATGCCGGCTCTCAAGCGGAGAGTACGCAATCGGTTGGTCGCTGAGAGGATCGGGGTCGTCATCGACGACGACTCCTCGGCCGCTGGTTATCTTCCGACATTCGTCTCCGAGAACCCAGCTAACCCAGCGCCGGGTCGGTTCGTCCCTAAGGCGTTGTTCAGCCAGTGGCGAGCGCGTGACACTGAGGGCCGCAATCCGAGCTACCACTTCTGGCAGATCGTCTCGCCGCTGAAAACGTGGCGCGGTCTGGCGCAGGACTGGCGCGACGCCAAGGGGAAGCCGACTGAGGAAGCGGCGTTCCGACAGCAGAAGCTGGGGCGGCCGACCGAGGCGGCGATCAAGGCTCCTGGGCACTCGGACATCTACCAGGCTGCGCTGGTGTTCGGTCGCCGGCGTGGCGAAATCCCGCCGGGCACCTGCTGGCTGTCAGGCCAGGCGGACATTCAAGGCGATCGGATCGAGTGGACGGTCATGGCGCACGGACCGTCGTTCCGGGCGCGCATCGATCGCGGCGTCATCGAAAAGGATCCGCTGAGCGTCGAAGCCTGGGCCGATCTTGGCAAGGTTCTGGCCCGGCGATGGGAAGGCCCTGAATGCAGGCCGATTGGACTGGACGCCTTTGGCGTCGACTCGGGCGGCGCGGACGGTGTGACGCCTCGGGCCTATGAGTTCGTTCGCGGTCGGCATAACTGCTACGCCATCAAGGGTGCATCGACTTCCCTGCCGCTGCCGACTGATGTCAGTCGTCTGAAGGGCAAGGATACCCGAGGCCGGACGATCAAGGTCTCGCTTCTGCGCGTCGATACTTACGTCTTCAAGAAGTTCACGGCGTATAGCCTTCGCAACCTGGTCGCCGGCGCAAACACGAAGCCCGAGCCGACGATCATGCCGGGCACCGTCCTCTATGAGGACGACGCCACGGAAGAGGATTTTCGTCAGCTCACGGCCGAGGCCTTCAAACGCCCCGCCGGAGCGAAGCCGGGGCAGCGCGGCGAATGGGTGAATGTCGATAGCCGAGCCAACGAGCAGCTCGATCTCGACGTCTATGCCCAGGCGCTCGCCTACCAGAAGGGCCTTCAACGCTGGGACGCTGCGCGCTGGGATCAAGAGTTCCATGCCCGCGCTCGCGAACCGGGTTCGTCAGAGACGCCCAACCTGTTCGATGCGCCCCCGCCTCCGGTCGAGGATGAGGGGCCGCAAGCGCCGCGTGCGGCCGAAGTCGGCAATCGTCGCGCCGCCGCGCCAGCCCGCCGTCGGCAAGTCCGAAGCGGATACATGGGAGCCTGATCATGCAGACACGCGAAGAACTGTCCGCCGAACTGGCGGTTCTGAACGGCCGCCTTTCCGAGGGTTTGGAACGGATCAGCAAGGGTGATCGGTCTGCGCAATACAACCTCGATACCATCCGCCGCAGGCGTGATGAGGTGCAGGCCAAGCTTAACCTGTGCGCTCCGACCCCGATGGTTCGGCGTGTCTATGTGAGGGGCTGCTAGTGAGCTGGCTGGACCGGCTCTCGCGACGCAATCCGCCGGCAAGCGCGCTGAAGCGGGCGGGCAAGCGGGACGGTGCGACTGCGATGGTTGGTCAGGCCGTTGGGCGCCTTGGTCGGCGCCTTGCTGGCTGGAAGGCGGATCGGCGCAACATCAACGCCCTGATGGCGTCAGGTGGTGAAGATCTGCGCGCACGGGCACGTCAGATGTGCCGCGAAAATCCTTATGCCTCCAACGCCCTGGAGGCCTTCGTTGCGGCGGCAGTCGGCGCGGGGATCAAGCCGTCATCCATGATTGCCGACACGGCGAAGAAGAAGGCGGTCCAGGCAGCATTCCTGATCTGGACGGATGAGGCAGATGCGGACGGCCTGACGGATTTCTACGGTCTTCAGGCCTTGGCGGCCCGCGCGATGTTCGAAGCGGGCGAGTGTTTCATACGCTTCATCATCACGCCGTCGTCCGATGGGTTGAGCGTGCCGCTCCAGCTGCAGGTGCTTGAGGCCGAGCATCTTCCATTGAACCACAACGAGGTCTTGGCGAACGGCCACATGATCCGGCACGGGATCGAGTTCGACGCGCGCGGCAAGCGTGTGGCCTATCACTTCCTGACGACCCACCCTGGCGAAGGCGCTATGCGCTGGCGTGGATTGAACCGCACCGTTGTGCCGGCGGGCGACGTCATGCATCTGTACCGACCGCTACGTCCGGGGCAGGTCCGTGGTCAGCCAGGCATCACGCCCAGCATGATCCGGCTATACCTGCTTGATCAGTACGATGACGCCGAACTGGATCGTAAGCGGACGGCCGCCATGTTCGCCGGCTTCATCACGAAGAAGGCGCCGGAAGACGCCGATCCGATCTCGGGGCAGCAAGCAGAGACAGCAGGAGAGACCGCCGTCGCGCCGATGGAGCCTGGCGCAATGCAGGTTCTGCTCGAAGGCGAAGACGTGAAGTTCTCCGAGCCGACAGAAGTGGGCGGGTCTTACGAAGCATTCCAATATCGTTCGCTCTGCGCGATCGGCGCAGGTTGCGGCGTTCCCTATCACCTGGTCAGTGGCGATCTGTCCAAGGCCAACTACGGCAGCCTGCGCGGCGGTCAAGTCGAGTTCCGCCGTCGCGTCGATCAGTTCCAGCACATGACGCTTGTGTTCCAGTTCTGCCTTCCGGTCTGGCGCCGCTTCCTCGATATGGCGGTTCTCGTCGGTGCGGTCCCGGTTAGTCCGGCCGAGCTGAGGACTGATCCGACCACGCGCGCCGCGAAGTGGATTCCGCCGCGTTGGGAGTGGGTCGATCCCGCGAAGGATCGGAACGCCGAACTCATGGCGGTGCGTGCTGGGTTCAAGCCTTTGTCCGACGTGATCGAGGCCGAGGGTTACGATGTTGACGACGTGCTCGATGACATCGCGGCCATGAATATCAAGCTCGATGAACGTGGGATCATCACCGATAGCGACCCGCGCAAGGTGTCCAAGGCCGGCCTGACCCAAGCCCGCGCTCCCGGCAGCGAGCTGCCTGACAATGTGACCGAACCCGCCGTCCAGTCGGCGGCCTGAAGGAAACCACCATGTCCGTAATCGTCGAGAACTCGACGATCGTGCTCTCCGGCACGGTCGGCGATATGTATTGGGATGACAGCTTCTCCGCTGCTGAAGTCAGCCTCGCGCTGGCGCAAGTTGGGCATGCGAACGATGTCACCATCCGGCTCAACAGTGGTGGCGGTATCGCGTCCGAAGGGGCTGCTATCCATGCGGCTATAGCTCGCCACGCGGGGCGTAAAACGATTGTCGTCGAAGGGATCGCCGCTTCGGCGGCGTTCACGGTCGCCATGGCTGGGGACGAGATCATCGCGACCCCTGGCTCTGTCATGATGATGCACGATCCTTCTGGCTTCACGTTCGGAACCGTCGCCGATCACGAAGTTCAAATCCGCGCGCTGACGGCGATCGCAGCCAGCATGGCTGGCGTCTATGCCGCACGGTCCGGCGACGCCCTGGATGTCGTGCGTGCCGACATGATCTCCGAACTTTGGCTGACGCCAGAAGAGGCGGTGCAGCGCGGCTACGCCGATCGCGTCGGCAACGACGTCGCTGCTGGAAGCGGCGCGGAGATCATCCAGTTTCCTGAGCGTGAGCCGGCGCCATTCGCCTACGCCCAGTACCAGAACGCCCCCGAGCCGCTCCGTGCGCTCGCGAGCGCAAACGGATGGGGCGCCAAGCCTCGTCCATCCCAGGCGGCTAACCCCGTCGTCCCCCAACGTCAGGAACCCATCATGACGACCACACCCCAGGGCGGCGGCCAAAGCACCGCGCCCACTGCTCCGGCAAACAATGTTGTCGACCTGGACACTGCCCGATCGACGGCCCGGACGGAGGCGCTGACTTACGCGCGCGCTGTCAACGAGTTGTGCTCGCTCGCCGGTCATGCCGATCGCGCCACGGCGTTCATCGAAAAAGAGACGACGCTGGACGATGTCCGCACGGCCTTGGTCGACATCAAGGCTCAGGCCGCAGCGACCAACACCATCACCAATCAACCGGCGCCAGGCAAGGGGCGGTTCAGCCTCGCCGGAAATATGCGCGGCCGGTTCGGCCAGAAGGAGGCCTAAGACATGGACGCCATCCAGCTTAAGACGGAAACCGACGTCGTTAAGACCGAGGGTCCGAACCGCTACTCGCGCGACGAAGTAACGATCGCATCCGGCTCGGGTGAGATCGAGATCGGCGAAGTTCTGGGCAAGGTCACTGCCACGGGCAAGTACAAGCCTCTGGCCCCTGCGGCGTCCGACGGCACTCAAACCGCCGCGCGGATTTCGCTGCAAAGCGCTGATGCGACGGCCGCCGATGCCGTCCGCGTCGTCGTGCTCTCGCGTCACGCCGAAGTCGTTCGTCAGGCGCTGATCTGGCCCGCCGGCATCACTGACAGCCAGAAGGCCTCGGCCCTGGCCCAACTTGAAACTGCGGGCATTGTCGCTCGCCGGGGGGTTTAAACCATGGCTACTGTTCATGACTTGATGAGTGCGCCGGAGTTCGCCGACGACCAGCTGACGATCGCCATCAACATCCCGCCTTACCAGTCTGGGATCCTGGCGCGTCTCGGCCTGTTCGCCGACACGCCCATCGCCACCACCTATGCCAAGATCGGCATCAAGGATGGGGAGCTAACCATCATTCCCTCGCGTGAGCGCGGCGGCCCTTCGAACAAGAATATGGGATCGAAGCGTGGCGAGGTTCTGGTCAACGTCCCGCACTTCCCGCTGGACGATGCGATCACGCCGTCGGATGTGCAGAACCTGCTGGTCTATGGTGAGGACCGCGTGTTCGAGTCGTTCGGCAATGTGTTGAACGGCAAGCTGATCGAGATCCGTGGCAAGCACGACGCGACCTGGGCGCACATGGATTGGGGCGCACTCAACGGCCTGGTGCTTGACGCCGACGGTTACGAGATCCTGGACATCTACGAACGCTTCGGTGTGACCCAGGAAACCATCAGCTTGGCGCTGGGTACAGCCGGCACCGACGTCGCGGAGAAGACCCGCGACGTGAAGGCGCGGGTGCGTAAGGAACTTAAGGGTTCGCCCATGAGCGGGATGCACATCCTAGCCGGGCCTGAATGGTTCGCGGCCTATACGGCGCACGCGTCCGTCAGGGACGCCTATAAGTTCTTCGCGAACCAGGGGCCCAACCCGAACCGCGACGGCTTGGAAGATGGCTTCTTCCATGCTGGCTCCGTCATCGAGCGAGTGGATGAAGAGTTCACCGTCCGCCTCGAAAACGGGACGCTTGAAACTCGTCCTGCCATCGAGCCTGATGAAGCGCTGGCGGTGCCGCTGGGCACCAGCTTCTTCAAGCGGTTCATCTCGCCGCCCGATACGATCGCCGATGCGAACACGGCGCCGAACCCGACCGACAAGGTCTTCATCTCCACGGCCGAGCGCGATCACGGCAAGGGCTACGACATCCACTCGGAGTCGAACGTTCTGCCGGCGAACCTGCGTCCGCAGGCCGTCAAACGCCTGACCCTGTAGGAGGGACCGATGTTCATTCGAATGAAGCGCGACTTTCCCTATCCGGTCGAAGGTCAGAAGGGTGTCACGCGCACCCTTCCGGCCGGTTGGTCCGGCGAGGTGGACGACGTCGTCGGCAAGGCTGCCGTCAAGGCCGGGTCGGCCGTCACCCAAGGGAAAGCGAAAAAGTCCCGCCGCTCTCAGGCGAGTGGCGAGCCGTCCCCCGCGCCTGAAGGTGAAGGCGGCGGCGAGGGCCAGGGTGATGGCGAAGGCGGCGGCGCCGAGGGCGAAGGCCCTGGCGGCGAAGGCAGTCAGTAGGGCTGACCTCTGACGGGGGGCCGGTTTGTCCGGCCCTCCACCTTTTTTACGGAGGCCGCCATGGGTTTCGCTGACCACCTCGTCGCGCTCGATGCACAGGCTTTCGTGCACCTGGCTGATGACACAGCCGCCGTTTGGACGTGTGCTGATGGGTTTGCGGCGACCCTTGGCGCCATGCTTGACACGGTCGAACGTCCCTCGGCCGAGTATGGGGTCTCCATTCTTGAGGCCGCCGACATCGTGCGGTTTGCTCTCGTCCAGATCGATCTCGTCGGCGGCGGGCGGAAGCCTTCGGCGGGCGATACGATCTCCGTTCGGGGTCGCGCTTATGTGCTTCACGGCGAGGGCTGGCGCGAGAATGACGACTGGCTCTGTCCGGTTAGTCGCTGATGGTCAGCCTTTCGGGCCGCTCGGCCTGGGGACTGGCGACGGCGGATAGCAGCGCGTCGCGGCCGTCGCGGATTGGCCGCTACAGCGAGGGCGGCGCAGCCGTTAAGCTGACCGTCGAGAGCGCGTCAGAGGGGGATCTGGGCCTCGCTCTACAGGGCAAGCTTCAGGCCTCGATCGACGACCAGCTGAAGGCGCTGCACGGCGCCTACTGGCGTGCGATGGACCGGGTTGTTGAAGCCGGCAAGGGGCGGCTGCGGGCGGACATCATCGCTGGCGGCTTCCACAACGCCCGCTCGCTGGCGAACACCTGGCGCGGCAACGCCTATCCTCGTGACAAGAACAGCCTCGACGTCGCCGGCTGGATCTACACCCGCGCCGGGATGCTGATCTCGGTGTTCGAGGAGGCGACCGTCATCAAGGTCGCGGGCAACGCCCAGTTCCTGGCCATCCCCTTGGGACCGGCAAAGGCGATCGTCCGTCGCCTGCAGAAGCAAAAGAATAAGGGCCTAATCGGGCGCAACGCCTGGGGCCGGTTCGAGAAGGATGATTCCTACGTCGAGCAGGTGGCTCGCGCCATGGGCGTGGACCTTGTGCCGATCATCGCGCCCGATCGTCAGACGGGCGTCCTGGTCGCCGCCGACAAGCGCGCTCTGACCCCGACAGGCCGCAAGGCCAAGGGCCTGTCCAAGCCGCCCACGCCCCTGTTCGCCCTCGCCAAGACGGCGACCCTGCGCAAGCGGATCAAGGGCCAAGCCCTGCTTGACGAGATCATGAAGAATTTCCCCAGCGACTTCGTCCACGCCCTGATGGGCGAACTGGCCGTCGACCAGAGAGAGGCCGGCTGATGACCACTCGTGAGGCCTTGCTCAATGCTCTGGTCGTCTTGGCCGCCAGCGATCCGTCGCTGCCGCCGGCCGAGCTGGATGAACCCGAGCCGACGCGGTGGGCGACACGCTTGGGCGGCGCCGCCATCGCCGGTGAACTGCAGCACGCCATGGCCGTCCAGGACGACACGCCGGAAAGCCTCGCCTTTGTGAGGGGCGCAGAAATCGACGAGGCGGGCGAAGAACTCGAGTTCACGCCTGTCATCGCCTACGCCGTCCAGGCCAAGCCGGGCGCTGGCGATACGACGGCTGCGCTCAGGGAAGCGCGTCGTCTCGCGCGCGACGAAGGCGTCAGGCTGATCGCGGATCTGATCGCCAACGACCGCACCCTCGGCGTGGAGGCCGAAGTCTATGCGGAGGTGATGCCGCCGGTCCGCGACGACGACGTCGCCTTCGCAAACGCCCTGCCCGCCGCCACGGCGCTGATCCCTGTCCGCATTCTCTACACCGGCCGCGACGCGGCCTCCTGAAGGAGACCTCGATGACCAAATCCGTTGCAAATGCCGGCGCCGACAAACCCGGTTCGTCAGTTCCACCGGAACGCGATCCCTTGGATCACGACGGAGATGGCCGCAAAGGCGGCGCCGCGCCGGTCCCGGCGGTCCAGCATCTCGCCGTCGTCAAGGATGACGCCGAACACGGCCTCTCCCATGGCCAGGTGATCGGCGTCTCCGACGACGATGCCAAACTGCTGCTGGCGACCGACAGCGTCCGCGTCGCCACCGACGTCGAGGTCGAGCTGGCCCAGCCCTTCGTCCGTCTCTGGACGGCCTGACCTTCCCCTAACCGGAGCTTCCGCCATGACGACTTCGAACGATCCGCGCGGCCGTCTGGCCGAACTCTACAGCGCCTCACAGACGGCCCTCATCACCCCGGCCGCCGCGCCAGGTCAGACCTTCTACCGTCGCCATTTCTACGATTGGACGCCGTCGCCGCAGGAAGAGCCGCAGGACGACGAGCTGATGGGCGGCGGCTTCGCCAACTCGATCGACGCGCGCCCGGCGGCGCCCGATATCCACCGCGCCTCGCTGCGCGTCGCCTGGCCATTGGATCTGGCGCAGATCGGCTTTGTCCTGAGCGAACTGCTGGGAACGCCGACGACGACCGGAGCGTCGCCCTATGTCCACACCTTCGACAGCGCGAAGACCGTGGTCCCGAGCCGCACCTTCGAGCGTCGCCTTGCGGCCGGTCAGTTCGACGGCGCCGTCGGCGCGGTAGCACGATCGCTTCAGTTTCCGATCGGATCTGATCGCGGCTACACCCGCGTGACGGCCGACTATTTCGCGCGGGAGGCTCTCGAGCAATATGGCGCCTCGGTCGCGGGCACGCCGGAAACGCCGACGATCAACAGCCGCGTGCCTCGGGCTGTCGGCACGATCAAGCGCGCCGGCACGCAACTGGCGGCCGTCATTTCCGGCGACGTGACCATCGCCAACGTTCTGGGCGAAGACAGCTACGCGGGATCCAAGTTCGTCGATGATGTCGCGCTGGAAGGCCGGACCGCCGCCATCAACATCACGGGTCGCTTCAAGGGCTCGGCCATGCGGGATCTCGGCAAGGTGCCGGTCGGCGGCGTCATTCAGGACGCCTCTGATTTCGATCTGGAATGGGTGCTGTCGGCAAACCTGAAACTGACCCTGACCGTCCGCAATGTCCGGTTCGCCCGGGTCGGCATCGGCACCAGCGGCCCCGCCCGCATTGATGTGCCGTTGCGCGGTCGCGCCGAAATCGGCGCCAACGCCTCCATGGTCACAGCGGTGCTGACCAATACGACGGCGAGCTACAGCTGATGCAGCCCAAGCATGACGCCTGGGCGCCGGCCGAACCGGAATGGGTCCGGCTGGCGCCCGGCGTCAAATGGCTGCTCCGACGCCCGGACGGCGCCGACAAGATGGTGGTGTCCTCGGACGTCTCCCAGATTATGTCGCGCATCTATCAAGGTCGCGCCGAGCTGGAGGCGCTGGGCCTCGAAAACGAGATGGGCGGGGGCGACCACGTTCTCAGCCTTGATCAGATCATGGGTTACAGCTCGCTGCTGACGGCGAACCGCTATGCCCGTCTCTGTCTGCTGGACTGGGAGGGCATCGACCATCCCGAAACCGGCGAGAAGCTGGACCCTACCGATCCTGACGCCGTCCACGACGCCCTCGTCTTCGGCGCCCCGGGCGGCGGGTCGCCCTTGCTGTCGCCCTTCCTGGCCTGGATCGACCAGCCGCGCCGGCCCATGGGCGCAGAGACGGTGCGTCTTCGCGCCCTGGCGAAGGATCATTGGAGCGGCGGCGCCGAGCGTTGCCGAACCTGCGCCGACGAATCCGATCCCTGCGCAAAGGGCGGTTCGATCGAAGGCGAGATCTGCCCGCGATTGAAGAACACGCCTCTGACGCCTGAGGGGGTCGCGGCGTGGGAGATCACCAGTGGTGCGGCCGGACTGTGGGAGCGCGGAGGCATGTCCGGCGTCGTGACCGGCCTTCACTACCGCGACGCCTTGCTGGTCTTCGAGGCCCAGTTCGCCGGCGGGCGCGAGCCCTTGGATTTCGGCGCCGCCTTCACCGCCTTCCGCGCGATCGAGGCGGGCCGCCTGGAAGCTGAGGCTGAACAGGCCAAGGCCGAAGCCGACCTGAAGGACTGAACGCATGGCGGATGGCGGCGGCATCAACCTTCGGCTCTCGCTGAAGGGCGCGGAACAGGTGCGCGCCGAGCTGGCCAGCATTGGGCCTGCCGGCAACCGTATGGCGCGCGACCTGGACCGCGCGCTGCGTCAGCCTTCTGGCGGCATGAAAGCGCTGGATAGCGGGATGCGCGAGGCTCGGAGCGGCCTGGACGGTTTCGCATCTCGGGCCGGTCCGGTTGGATCCGTCTTGCAGTCGTTCGGCGGTTGGGGTCTGGCGGCTGCCGCAGGATTCGCCGCCGTGGCTGCCGGCGCCGCCGCTGCGATCCAGGTTGCAAATCAGGCGACGACCGCTGCGGCTGACCTAACGGACGCAGCGGATCGGATCGGGGTCGGCACGGAGGCCTTGCAACAGTGGCGCTATGTGGCGGACGAAGCCGGCGTGCCGGTCCAGGCGCTGGAAGCGGATCTGGAAAAGCTGAACGGCGTTCTCGGCAAGTTCAAAATGGGTATCGGCGACGCCAAGCTTAAGCCGTGGTTCCAAGAGCTGGGCATCAGCAAGGCCGACCTCGACAGCATCACCACGGCCGATCAGCTGATGCTGATGCTGGCGGATCGCCTGGGCCAAATCACGGACCGTTCCAAACAGGTGGCGGCCGCTCGAGCCTTCGGCATCGAGGCCTCTCTGCCCGCCCTCCGTCTCGGCGAGCAAGGCATCCGTGACCTCTTGAATGCGTCAGTGGAGCTAGGTGTAGTCCTAGATTCTGAAACTGTCGCGAAGCTGGATGCTGCGGACCGAAAGGCGGAGCTTGCTGGACAACAGCTAAAGACACTCTCTCACGCCGCAGTCGAGCCGCTTGCTACCGCGATGGCGAACTTGGGGTCGTGGATCGCTAATGTTTCTGTAGAGTTCGGCCGCATCGAGTCTGGCGCGCCGCGATGGTTGCAGGTGTTGGGTTCAATCACTCGGGCTTTGCCCGGGGCGGGCATCGCGCAGCGTGTCGGGGAAATGGCCTTTGCTGAGGCCAGCCGTCGAAATGGGGGCGCACGCAGCGGGGTCGATCTCGCTGGCGCGTGGAACCGCAACGACGTTATGCGTGGGCTGCTTGCTATCGGAACGACCCCAGGCGGCGGCTTCGACCCCAGAGGTCACGATGCCAAGGGCGGAGGCGGCGGAGGCGCGGGTGATGGCGGCGCCGCCCGTCGTGCCGCCGAAGCCGAACGAAAGCAGAGGGAGATCGAGCGGCTCTATGAGCAGCTTGACCGCGAGGTCACGTCGTCTCGTCGCGACGTTACCCGCGAACGGTGGGCCGGGGATGCGCCCGAAGACCGCGCGCAGCTGGCGAAGAGCCTTGCCGCGCTGGAGCGGAAACAGCGTGACGACAAGATCGAGGAGATGCGCAAGGAATTGGACACGAAGGGCGCGCTCGATGAGCGGCGGCAGCTTCTGTTCCAGCAAATTGCCGAGATGAACGCCGAGGCTGATGCGGCCGAAGATAGCCGGATCATCCGCGACATGACCCTGGCGCAACAGCAGGCGATCCTTGAAGCCGAGCGAGCCGTCTCGGAGATCCAGAGCGAGATCCTGTCCCTGGCGTCGGCGAATGCGCGAACGTCGGACGAGCGTCGGGCCATCGAACTCGACCTTTTGGAAATCGCGCAGCGGCGGCAGAAGGCCGAGCTTGAGGCTGCCATTGCGGCTGAGGAAGACGCCGTGAAGCGCGCGGGCCTGGTCGCCGCCCTTGATCGCTTGCCGGCACTGCACGCCGCCCAGCGGGACCGCGTCGAGCGCGACACCGCCGGGCCGGTTGCGGCTTGGCAAAACGCGCAAATGACAGGTCCGCAAACCCAAGAGTGGCTACAAGGCGAGGCCCTGGACGCCCTTGACGGCATGAACAAGGGGCTGATGGATGCCTGGAAGAATGCGGAGGGCGCAGGCGACGCCCTTAACCGGATGGGCCGCGTCGGGATCGACGCTCTCGGTCAGATCAAGGATGCGCTGCTGGAAGTTGCGATCCAGCAGATGTTCATCCAACCGCTCACCAACGCCCTGTTCGGCGGCGGCAAATCCAGCGGCGGCGGCGGCGGATTCCTCGGCAACCTGGTGAACAACATCATGGGGTCCGTGGGCTTGGGCGGATCCGGCAAGGCGCCGATCAAGGCGGGCAAGGCGCGCGGCGGTTTGAACCCTTCTCGCGGCCTAGTGCCCGTCGGCGAATACGGCATCGAGCTGATGGACATGCCGGCGGGCGCGCGGATTTATGACACCGAGCGGACCGAGCGGATGCTGCGCGATGCGACCACGGGCGGCGCTCGGGGCGGCGCCGGCGTCCTGCAGCCGACATTCAATATGCCGGTGACCGTCGTGAACAACGGCTCCGAGAAGCTTCAGGCCACGACGCGCCAGACGCCGGATGGGATCGACGTCCTGCTCGAGCCGATGGTTCGCAAGGCCGTGGGCAAGATGGGCTCGGACGGCTCCCTGGCAAAAGCGCATCACCAGACGCCAAGAGGAAAAACGCGCTGATGGCGAATGGTCTGTGGAATGCCGGCTTTCTTCAAGGCTCCGATCGCTGGGTCACGGTCGGCGGCGGCGCGCTGACCGTCGATGAAACCCTTCGGGGCGCGCCCGGGCGAGCTGTCCTTAAGGCCTCTCGATTGGCCGCGACCGTTGGCCTCACCGCGCCGGTCGAGCCGGCGACCGCCGATCGCGTCGCGGTCGCGGCCGGCGACGTCGTGGAGTTCTCGGCCGGCGCTCTGGGCCTGCTGGGCGTGGTGGAAGCGCCAACCGCGCCGCGCGCCTGGGCGGTCTTTTACAACGCGGCTGGCGCGACGTTGGAAACCCGACCGCTGGTCGTCCGTCCGCCCGAGGTTACGGCCCACGGTCTGGGTCTCGCCGGCGTTCGCGCCAGCTTCTACGGCATTCAGCAACGGGAGACAGCGCCGGCGGGCGCGGCGAAGGCCACGATGCGGATCGAGGCGGTCTCGACCGCCGCAAACCAGACCGTCGCGGCGCTGTTGCTCAAGCCGATGGTGACGAAGGTCTCGGCGTCACGGCTATTGCCGCTGCCTTGGACGCCCGGTCAGCATGACAACGCCGATTTGGTGTTCACGGCGTGGCCCGAGATCCTGCGGCCCTTCCGGGCTGGCGCTGGCGGCGAGGTCCAGCCCGGAAGGGTCGAGTATCAGGCAGGGGCGGGGCGGCCGAAGTCGCGACGCCTAGCTTTGGACCCCGTGCGCAAGTTTATGGGCCAGGTGCGATGCGACGGCATCGAACGCGCGGCCTTAGAGCAGTTCTGGCGCGAGGGGCCCGGCGACTTCTGGATCGTCGAGCCGGACACGGATCGCCTGTGCATCGCCAGTTGGACCGCCGACGGCGCGCCGATGATGGTCGAACAACGCGGCCTGACGTGCATGATGCAGGTCGGTCTCTGGATGGAGACGGCCTGATGGCTACGCCTGTCAGCGAAGACATGGTCGAGGCGGCTTGGCGTCGTGAAGAGGATCCTGTCGCCCAACTGATCGTCATCAGGTCCGACGCGAATCCCGAGCCGATCACCGTCACGGACTGGCCTGAAGGCATTACGTCCAACGGTGTCGACTATCCCCACTATCCGTTCGAGTTGGTCTGGCACGGCGCTAGCAAGGATGAGCCCTTCGGCAAGGGCAAGCTGACGATCGGCAATGTCGACAAGCGGATCGAAGAGGCGTGCGACGCCGCCTTGACGCCGCCTGAGGTCGATCTGTCGCTGGTCCGGGTTGAGGCTCCCGACGTGGTCGAGAAGGCCGTCCTGGGGGCCAAGGTGCCTAACGTCGAGGGTGACGCCATGCGGGTGAGCGCCGTGATCCGGCCGCGCGACTTCAGCGAGGAACCGGCCTGTGCTGTGAAGTATGTTCCCTCGACCGTGCCGGGCATGTTCTGACCATGGAGATGGTGGTGCCGGCAGACCTGGAACACCAGGTCGCGGCGCTGATCGGCGTTCCCTTCCGGGTCAAGGGCGATGACTTGGACGGTTGGGACTGCCGGGGCTGCGCGCGCTGGTGTCTCAAACATCTGTGCGGCGTGGACGTGCCTAACTATCTCGACCTCTATGCTTCGGCGATCGTCGCCGTATCTGGGCGGCGCGAGCGCGCTCGTTTGCTGGGCGAAGGTCTGGCCCAGACTTGGCGGCCTGTGCCGCCCCAAGCTGGGGCCGTCGCCCTTCTGTCCTGGCTCGGATCGGCCGGGCATGTCGGCTTCATCCTCTCGCCGACCAGAATCCTTCACGCGGACATCCGCGTCGGAACGGCGGTGCTGGATCTCGACGATCCGGCCGCCGCCTACAGGCTGAGGGGCGCATTCGTCCCGGCCTTCGTCACAGACATTCGCCACGCCTGACGGCGCGGCCTGATTTTCGCGAGGTCCTATGGCTGACGGCAGCGTTCCTATTGTGCTGTCGCCTGAGCCGTTCGCGCGCACCACGACCTATGTCGAGGCGCCTGCGGGCTGCACGGTGCGGACCATGCTGGCCTCGGCGATCACCCACGGTCATCTGAAGCTCGACGACCTGCCGCGCACGAACGTCTACGTCGATGGCCAGCGCATCGATCGCGAAGAGACGTTGTCACTCGTCCTGGCCGAGGGGCAAATCGTCAACGTCGTGGTCGAGCCGCTGGGCGGCGGGGGCGGCGGCAAGAAAGACATCGGTCAGATTCTGCTGACCATCGCCGTCATCGCCGTCAGCATGTGGGTCGGCGGGCCTGCCGGTCCGCTAAACGCATGGCCGATGCTGGCCCGACAGGTCGCGGCGGCGGCAATCCTGACGGCCGGACAGATGGCGGTCGCCGCCATCTTCAAGCCGGAGACCAACGTCTCAAAAGCCAACGATCGCTACGCCCTGTCTTCGGCTTCGAACCAATACCGCCAGTGGGGGTCGATGCCGCTGGCCTTGGGCGAGGTCGTGGTCGCGCCCGACCTGGCCGTGAAAACCTTCACCCAGGCGCAGGGAGAAGATCAGTGGATCTACGGCATACTCGGCCTTCACTACGGCCCCTGCACGGCCGAAGATCTGAAGATCGGCGACACGCTGGTCGATTCGATGGGCGCGGGCGATGTGCGGGTGGCCTATCACCTCACGCCTGGCCCTCGAACCTTCTCGATCGTCGCCAACGATACCGATCAGCTGGACCTGCAAGAGGAGCTGGCGGCGACGCCCGGCGGATCGACGCCCGTGACGCGCGCCGCTTCGGCCGAGGGCGAACGGTTCGAGTTCGACTTCTTCATGCCGCAGGGGCTGTATTTCGCGAAGGACGACGGGCGGAAGATCGGCGCGTCGCTCACCGTCACCATTCGCTATCGGCCCATCGACCAGAACGGCGTGCCGACCGGATCGGGCGCTTGGGCCAACGGCCTGACGATTCCCCTGTCGTCGGCGTCCAGCGATCCATGGCGGATCATGCGCGCACTGACGCTGCCCTTGGGCCGGTATGAGTTTCAGGTTCAGCGGTCGAAGCTCGAGGACGACAACGCCAAGCGCAAAACCGACATCGGCTGGACAGCCATCCGCGCCATCGCCTTCCGCAAGCCGGTTCTGGACGAGACCCTTTCGCTGATCGAGTTCGCGGTTCGCGCGTCGGCCCTGAACCAGGGCAATCTTGCGCCCTTCACCTGCCGGATCACGCCCGTCTGCGAGACTTGGAGTGGCTCGGCGTGGGGCTCGCCTGCGCCCACCTCGAACCCAGCCGCGATCACGCGTTGGCTGATGACGGGTCCGGCGCCAGCGATTCCGCTGACAAAGCCTCAGGCGGATGTCGGCCTTCGCACTTGGGCGGCCCTGTGCGACCAGTATAATTGGAAGACCCACATCTATCTGACCGAGGACCGCAAACAGGATGCGGTCATGCAGCTTCTCGGCATGAACGGTCGGGCCAGCCTGTTCTGGGATGGGACGCAGCTGGTGTCCGCGCCGTGGGTCGAGAAGCCCGCGCCGCGCCAGCTCTTCGCCGGGTCGAACCTGAAGGATCACCGCTGGGAGATCGTCTATCCTGATCCGGTCCATGCGCTGCGAGTCGAGTTCCAGAACATCGATCAGGGCGGCGAGGCCGACGAAATCTACGTCTATGCCGACGGCTATGGCGAGACGGCTGACCCCGCCAACAACATCCTGCCGGCGACGCTGGTCGAGGCGCTGCGGCTGGAAGGTCAGCAAACGATCGAGCGCGCCTATCGCGACGGACGCTGGAACCTGGGCGCCCGGATGCATCAGCGCCGGGTGGACAGCTGGTCCACGGACATTGAGCACATCGTCTGCCGATACGGGGACCGGGTGCGCCTGGCCTGGGACCGCGTCGGCACCGCCAACGCGACGGTGCGCAATCGCCTCTGGTCCGGCGCCTTGGTGTCGGGTCTGCGGCTGAGCCAGCCGGTGCGGATGGAGCCGGGCCGGACCTATGCCCTGGACCTTCGTCTTCCCGATCAGGTCATCACCGGCGTGCCGATCGTCAATCCGGCGACCACGGCAGATGTCGTGACCCGCTCTATCCTGTTCGCGGACCTGCGCAACGCCAACGTCTCGCCGCGCGGCGGCGATCTGGTGGCCTTTGGCGAGCCCGAGCGGATCAGCGAGGATGTCGAAATCATCGGGATCACGCCGGGCACGGACCTGACGGCGAACATGGTCGGCATCCGCTATGTCGCGCCGCTGCTGATGGCCGGCGAGACGGGGCCAATCCCGCCACTGCAAAGCCGCCTGACGCGCGACCGGGCCATGGACCCGCCCATGCCGACCCTGCTGGGCTGGCAGGCGAATGAAGAAGGCGTGCGCATCGGCTTCTCCATGCCGCCCTGGCGCGGATCGCCGATCACCGGGTTTACCGTCCGCTGGCGGCAGACGCCGGCGCCGGGTCAGTCGTCGGCGTGGCTGCAACTGCCGGACCTGCCGGCCAACGCCATGACGGCCGTGACCCCGCCGCTGCGTGAGTTGCCGGCCGAAAGCACGAACGTAACAAGCGCCCAGGTGCAGATCGTCGCCGTGACGGCCGACGGCCGCGCCTCGCCCGCCCTTCAGGTCACGGTGCAAGAGGCGGCTGTCGAGCAACCGCCCGAAGGCGACTGGTCGATCACGCCGATGACGTCAGGCCCTGACGGCGCGCGCCAGTCAGGCTTCCTTGTGATCGGCACGGTCGCCAGCCTCAATGCGCGAAGGGTGACGGTCGAGTTCGGCGCGACAGCGGAGGGGCCGTGGGTCTCGGCCTTCGACGGCCCTCCAGTCGACGGCGTCGTGCGGGCGTCCATCGTCGGCGTTCAGCCCGGGTCGCAGAACTATATCGCGATCACCTACTGGACCGCGCAGGCTGTTGCGCCGAGCGAGCGGCTGATCCGCGGACCTCTCACGGCGCCGCCTTTGGTCGCTGACGACACGCTGAACATTGGCGGCCGCCCGACTCCGGTCGTGATCCAGCAGCTCGAAGACATCCTGATCGACGTGGACGCCATCGCGGTCGATGTCGGCGAGGCGCTAGAGCAGGCGTCCGAGGCGCGAACGCTGGCCGCCTCGGGGGGCTATGCGTCCATGAACCCCAACCCGGTGTTCGCAAAAAACTGGGACAGCGGGCAAATCCCGCCCGACTGGCAGGACTGGGCGACGGGCTGGGACAACACGCGCGTTGCCGGCGTTGAGAGCCCCAACGGCTATCGCATCAGCGTGCCCGCCACAGGGACCGTCACTCAGGCCGCGCGTGGCATCGCCCAGGCCGGCGGCGTCGGATCGCTGGGGACCGCTCAGGGCGAGGCCTGGTATGTCCAAGAACTGACGATCAAGCTGATCTCCGGCTCGCTCGTCGGCGCGGGCTCGCACATTCAGTTCTGGAACGGGACCGACCTCCTCGGGTCGACCAACATCAACTGCGCCGCTGACAAGCCGCTTGGGCAGGTCGCGCCCGGCGCAGGTATTCCCGGCCAGGTGTATCGCTACGCCAAACTGTTCAAGACGGCAGCGAACACGAAGACGATCGTTCCCTACGCCATGGCTTTCTGGGAGGGCTATTGGAACGTCGCGCCGGTCGCCAAGGACGTGGTCATCACGAAGTGCCTCATCCGCCCAGCGACAGCTGGCGAGGTCGAGGAAGCCGAGGCGCGGGGCTCCTATCCGTCGATCGAAGCGCGGCTGACGGATCAGAACAATGCCCTGATCTCCGCGACGGCGGCGCTGGCGACACGCCAGAGCCTGACCGAAGCGAAGGCCGTCACCTACCCGAACCTGCTGCCCAACTCGAATATGGCCGAGTGGCCGGCGAAGTGGGAAGCGCCAGCCTGGGCCTCCTACCCCCACAAGGCCTTCGGACCGCTCGCTTACTGCTCGGCGTCTGGCGACAACTACATGCTGACGCAGGACATCCCTGTGAACGGCGGGGACACGATCACCGTGTCCATTGCGGGCGACCCCGGCTCTAACCCCGGCGGCGGCGGGTTCTACGTCCAGTTTCTGCACGCTAACCGGTCGGTGATCTCGGACGGCAACGGGTTCAAAAACTACAACGGCATGAGCTGGGTGAACCGGCTTTCGACCACGTTCACCACGCACCCGGAAACGGCCTTCATCAAGATCGTCTTCTGGAAGGGCCCGACCCAAGACATCGTCCACATCGGCGGATCGGTCATGGTCAACTTCGGACCGGTGGCGTTGAACTGGAACGACGCCGCATCGGCGCGTGAGATCGCCGGGCGGGTGAAGACCAGCGAGGGCGTGCTCGCCACGGTCAGCGGCCGGGTAATGTCGTGGTTCGAGAAGCTGCTGCAGGCTGGTGATGGAACCGCATTCATCCAGGCCAAGGCGCTCGACGATAACGGTGACGTCACGTCGGAAGTGAACCTCGGCGCTCGCAAACTCGGCCTGTTCACCCAGATCGGGAACGGCTGGGTCGAGGTGCTGAAGGTTGTGGGCACGGCCGCCCACTTCGCAGGCAAGGTCTTCATCGGCGGGCTTCAAGAGATCACCCTCGACCCCGATCTGCCCGGCATCGTTTGGAAGATCGGCGGGGCGAACCTTGTCATTGGGCGCCTGCCATATGACGGCATGATACTGTGGTTCGGCCCGGCCATGGCGCCGACATCGATGCGCAAAACCAATGCGACGATGTGGCTCGATAACGCCGGCAACGCCCGGTTTCTCGGGTCGATCTTTGCTGGCCGCTTGTCGAACAGCGTCCAGGGCACCAGCCTTATCGCGCCGTCGTCCTCGACGGTCGGCCCCTTCGTCACCGAGGGCGGGCCGATCAACATCGCATGGTCTTACAATTACTATCGCGAAGGCTTCCGCATCGGGAACCAGGGCACGTCAGGCCAGAGCTGGGCGATCGTCAAGTTGTTCCAGACCATCGGCGGTGGCGCGGAGACGATGGTTTCACAGCAGACCATCAACGGCTCCTCGTCGGCCGAGGTGGTGAACGTCGCCGATCCGTTCGAGCCTCCGTCCTATCAGACGACGCTGCGCGAGACGATCACCGGCAGCTTCACCTTCATGGACACGGCTGGCGGCACAACCCCGCGCACCTATCGCATGGAAGTCACCGCCCGACAGAACGCCACGTTCGGCGGGAACCCCGCAGGCGACACCCAAAGCCAGCGCTCCAGCATCGTCACCAGCGAAGGATAGAGCCCCATGGCAAAGAAAACTGAAGAGCAGTTGCGCACTGAACAGGCGGAACTGGCGGCGTCGAAGGCGGCCGTTGATCGCCAGATCGCCTCGCTCGAGTTGGGGAAGGTCCAGGCCTTCGTCGACGCCCTCGCAATCGTCATCCCAGCCGAGGGCCTGACCACGCTCGAGCTGGCCGCCAGCGGCCTGCCCGACTTCGCCGGGCGCTATGCCGCTAACCTAATCGACGTCTTCAAGGCCACGCCTTCGCTGATGGCGATGGAGGTCGATCGGCTTCAGCGCGCGGCTGCTGAACCGGTCGCGCCGCCTGTCCAGCCCGAGCCTGTCGCGTAACCCTCAACCCACCCCTGAAACCGAGAGACCATCACCATGGACCACAATCTGATCGCCATTGCCCTGATCGCTGCCGCTGTCATTGGAGCGGTCGTCTTCATCCGCAGCCGCTCGAAGCGCGCCAACAGCTCCGGCAAGCCCGGCGGCTCGCCCTTCGGCATCGATAACAACGAGCGCTGATCCAACCAGTAAGCCGCCCAACGGCTGTTCCACCACGGCCTGACTATCGGAGACCTCCATGGCTCGTTTCATCCGCTGGGTGGCGGAACCCTTCACCGTGTTCGGGATCGGCGCCACGCTGAACCTGATCCTCAGCGCGGCGGCCTATGCCGGCGTAATCGGCGCCGACCGGATAGACCCGGATTGGGTCTTTCTGGCGGGCGCGGCGGGGGGCATCGTGTCCGCCCTGGTCCACGTGGGCGTCGTGTCCCTCGGGTCCGAACCGGCGACCTCGCGCGAGATCATGCGCGCGGTGATAGAGGGCCTGTTCGCGGTCGTCGTCGGCGCTCTGGTCGCCCGGTTCTGGGCCGCACCTATCGCCCTGAGGCTGGCGCCCGACATCAACCCCTCCGATCTGCGCGCCATCGGCTTCGGGATCGGCATGGGGGCCTGGCGGTTTGCTCCGGGCCTGTTCGGGGCCGTCAAACTGCTCTCCAACCCCGCCACCCTCCGCGACCTGGCCCTGCGCTGGTTGGGCGGCACGCGGGCAAACACGTGACCTCCGCCGATATCGTCACCGTCATCGCCGCCGGCATCGTCGGCCTGACCGTCTTCGCGCGGGCGGAGGTGGTCTCGCCGCGCGTGCGAAGTTCCTACGCGAGCAATGTATTCGTGCGCTTCGGCATGGACGCGGTGGCGCTGGTGACGGTCTTCGTCATTTTCGAAATCTGCGGCGGCGGGCATGTGCTTGATGCTGTCGCCTGGTTCTTCGTCATCGCCGCGCTGACCTCGACCGCCATGCTGGTCAGCATGTTCGTGCATGACGGGCGCGAGGTGCTGGAGGTGCGCCGGGCGGAGACGCGAGCCGCCGACGTTCAAGACATGAAGGAGGCTGTCGCCGAGACGGTGCCGCCAGTCGTCGAACGCTCGCTGGAAAAGGTCGTCACCGCCTTTGCTGAACCCGCGCCGGACTATGATCGCCTGATCCGGGTCGAGCCCGTCCAGCCATCGCCGCCTACCGCCGACTGACGAACCCGGTTCGCGCGCGCCGTTCGCACCCACCACGAAATCTGACCTGCCCAACGGAGACGCCATGTCGCCCGCCGCCCTGAAGCGCGCCCTCGACCCAGCCTATATCGGGTCTCCATTTGTTCAGCCGTTCCAGTTTTTCGACGGCGACGCGTCGATGCCGATGGATCTCGTCGGACGCTCGCTCGTCCTGTTCTTGCAGCAACAGGCGGCGCCTCATACGCACATCGAAATCCAAGGTCAGATCTCTGCAGGCGGTCGCGTCACATTCGGCGTGACTGATACGTCAGCCTGGTCCAGCGGCGGCTATTCTGTGGAAGTACGGCTTGACGGTTCGTCGGTCGTCGTGGGTCGGATCTCCGTCGCCCAAGGCGCGGCGGCGCTCGGCCGCGATACGATGGGCGCGACGCAGCCCTTGTCTGCACCAGGCGTCGTGATCGCCGGCGCCGGGGTCGTGCAACTGGTCAATGTCGCCATCGTCATCGGCGGCGGGTCGGGCGGCGGGACGGCTGCTTACGTCCACACCCAGGCCTCGCCATCGGCGCTTTGGAACGTGAACCACAATCTGGGCCAGCGCCCCACGGTCAGCCTTCAGACCACGGGCGGCGTCGAGTTCGAGGGGGCGGTCACGCACCTCTCAGCCAACCAGCTCCAAGTCCAACTCTCCTCACCCCAAACCGGCTTGGCCCGGTGCATCTAGGAATCTGATTATGTCCAAGCCTGTTCTCTCGGATCTCGACTTCGGCGGCGTCAGCCGCGTCCTGGCGCTGCCTCAGGCCGTCGCCGCTGGGCAACCCGTCACCTACGAGCAGTGGCTCGCCGCCCAAGAGGGCATGGCGTGGAAGAACCCAGTCGACGCCGCGTCGGTCGGCAACATCAACCTCGCCGCCCCAGGCACGACGATCGACGGCGTGACGATGACGACCGGCGGCCGGTTCCTCGCCAAGGATCAGACGACCAGCACCGACAACGGCATTTACGTCTGGAACGGCGCCTCCACCGTCGCCACGCGCGCCAGCGACCTGAACGCCTCGGCAGAGTTCAACTCGGCAATCGTCCCTGTCCGCGCAGGCACCGCGAATGGCGGCACGCAATGGCGCCAGACCGCTTCGAACCCGACCGTCGGCACCACGCCCATCGTGTTCGTGACCTTCTCGTCGGGCGCGCCCGCCGCTTCAGAGTCGGCGGCCGGCATCGCCGAGATCGCAACCCAGGCGGAAACCGACGCCGGCGCCGACGACGCCCGGTTCATCACGCCGCTGAAGCTGAAGTCTTCAGCGCTGCTGCTCAAGAAGCTGTCGGCCCTGATCGGAGACGCTTCGGCGACGCAGTTCGTCGTCACGCACAACCTGAACACCAGAGACGTCCAGGTCGCGGTCTACCGCAACTCCGGCGCCTATGACGAAGTCCTGGTCGACATGGAGCACACGACGGTCAACGCGGTGACCATTCGCTTCACCACGCCGCCGGCGGCGAACGCCTTCCGTGTCGTGGTGATCGGCTAATGCCGAAGCTCCTGACAGCCCTCACGCCTGAGGCCGGCGGCTCGCTTCCGTCGTCGGGCGGTGACGCCGCTGCGGTGATCCTGAAGCCGCGCCTCTACGCAAACCCGACCGTTCATCGTCTCGGCTCGCGCTGGAACAGGCGCGGCGGAAGCTCGGGTTCCTATGCCGCCACGACGCAGGTCAAGGCTGTTCCGATCGATGTCGTCGGGCTGGATATCGTCGGCGTCACCATGCACGTGCAGGGGGGGCTATCGGGCACGGTCTATTTCGAGGCCGGCATCTATGACAGCGACGAGCAAGGGATGCCCCGGAACCTGCTGGCCAAGGAAGACTTCCAGCTGACGAGTGGCGGGGGGAAGAACTTCACCTTCACCACGCCGATCCTCGCCTCAGCCCACAACGGTCGGCTCTGGCTGGCCTATGCCATCAACTATGGATCGGGGGGCGGGGTCCAGCTTTCCAACTGTATCCCTACCGGCATAGCATCGTTGGAAGTCGGCAGCTTCGACGCCGCCCAGGATCTCAACTTCGAAGTCGCGGCACAGTCGGTCATCAGCGCCAATGCGATCGGGGGCACGCTGGGGACGGCGGGACGTCCATGGCCGGCAGCCTTTGGCGCCTACGGCATCGCCGCCAGTGAACAGTTCCCCAATATGGCGGTTCGCGTCAGGAGACCGGCGTAATGGGCTCGGTATATTTCCCCCAAGAGGACCGCTGGGACCACGGCACGGTCGAGGAGCACAGGGCGAGCCGCAAGGCGTCTATCCGCGCGGAGGCTCAGGGCCGGACCCTGTCTATTTGGCCACTCTGGAAACAGGCGAACGCTGCGCTGGGCCTGTACGACCAGGACAAGGCAGACCGTTGTCGGGACTACCTCGCCCGCGTGCAGGGATATGTCGAGGCGCTGGACGTCCAGATCGACGCGGCGACGGACCACGAAGCCATTGAGGCTGTCGAGTATCGGTCCGACGACCACGAGGGCTTGGCGTGACTGCGTGGGCGATGCGGCGCCGGACTCGGCATCGTCGCCTGCGCCTGCGTTGGGACCGCATTGGCCCGCTCATCCTGTTTCCGCTCGCGTTCTGGGGCGCTGTCGCCGGCATCATCGCTCTGGCCTGATAACGAGCGGCGGAACGTCATCAGGGCGAGCGAAAAGGCTGGGCCATCAGATCGCCCAACCACTGCGAGCGCTGCCGAAGTTCAGGGCGTAGTTCGGCGATCTGCTGCAGCAGATCGGCCGTGCGCTGCATATTGTAGAGCGCGCGGCTGAGTTCGCTGTCCTGCTGATCGCGATCCAGTCCCCTGCGCGCGGCTCGTCTGATCGAACGATCCAGGCCGGCCGCGAATACGGCCGCCACCCGCACCTTTGCGTTGACGCTGTCCTGCTCAGTCGCCGAGGTCATGAGACACCTCGCAAATAGTGCTGCACCGCCCGCAAACCCTCAATGTCCGCCCGATCAAGGCGAGGCTGCTGGTCCCGCTTCAAGCCGCTGATCACGAGGTCGATCAGAGCGACGCAGTCGGCGGACGTTTTGGGCGACTGGCGCAAGGCGAGCAAGACCAGGTCGTCAATGGCGTCAGCGGTGTCTTCGGGGTCATCAATCTGGTGAAGCCGAAGGGCAGATGAAGAAATAGCGGCCCGGCGCACGACCGTCCTCCTGAACGATGGGGGCGTTCGCAGCTGTCCTGCCCGTTCGCCTCCCTGACGAGAGCCAGCGTTGGCTCAACCCTAAAGTTATAGCGCGCATCCGACGCGAGCAATTCTCACAATCTGGAGACTGAACCATGGCCTATGCACTGGGCGCGGCTTCGCGCGCAAAACTCGAAAGCGTCCATCCCGACCTGGTGCGGGTCGTGGTTCGCGCGATCTCGATCTCCAAGGTGGATTTCAAGGTGATCGAGGGCGTGCGCTCTCGTGAGCAGATGATGATCAATTACGGCAAGGGCCGCACGGCCGCCCAGCTGGCAGTCAAAGCCATTGCAGCGAAATACGCCAAGCCGGGCGACGCCAAGGTGACCTGGCTCGCGGACCCGTTCAACACGAAGCACGCCATCCAGAAAGACGGCTTCAGCCATGCCGTAGACTGCCTGATCGCCCCCTACGATTGGAAGGAAGGGCCGGGCTGGAAGTTGATGTATCAGGCCTTCATGGAGGCTGCTCGCATCGAGAAGGTCCGTGTCCGCTGGGGCCGGGACTGGGACGAGGACGGCGTGATCGGAGAGAAGGGCGAGACTGACGGTCCGCACTTCGAGTTGGTCCGATGAGCGGCCTCGCCGGTGTCGCCTGGCGCGGCCTGACCTCTCGGCTCGGCCTCGGGATCATCTGTGTCCTGCTGATCGCCGCGTCCGTGACGGCCTCCTACCAATGGGGCGTGACGCACCGCGATCTGGTCCGGGAAGAGCAGCGCGGCGACGGCCTCTATGCCGCGATCAACACCGAGGGCACCGGCTACAAGGATCGGCTGACCATGTGTCACGCCAACCTAGCCGGCGCGCAGTCAGCCTTGTCCCGGCAGAACCAGGCGGTCGATGACCTGAAGGCCGCCAGCGACGCCGCCGCCGATCGAGCGCAGGCCGCCGTCAACGCCGCCCAGGCCCGCGCCACGGCCGCCCAGCAGCGTGCCCAGCAGCTGCTGCTCGAAACACCCCGCCCCGGCGAAACCCGCTGCGAAGCGGCCGACCGGCTTATCCTGGAGCAAGTCCGATGAACCGCGTCCTGATCCTGTCCGCCCTGCTGATGGCTGGGTGCACGCCAATGCCAAAACCCGCGCCTGAGCCGGTCGTGGTGTTCAAGGAGGTCAAGGTGCCGGTCGCCATCGCCTGCGACCCCGACATCGGCCCTGAGCCCGCCTACGTGGACACGCCCGAGGCCATCACCGCCGCGCCGGACATCTTCGCCCGTACCGTCCTGCTGCTCGCTGGCCGGGCCCAGCGTATCGCAAGGGAGGGGGTGAAGTCGGCGGCCCTGGAGGAATGTCGACGTTCCTCGAGCCCATGAACGTTGCCGGGCTAGGGTGGCCGGAATAGGAGGCTGTGATATTTAGGGATCTCCCTTAATACCATGACGGCTGCTACGCATTGTTGCCGCCTCATTTCGGGCAATGAACGGGACCCGCCTACGCCAACGGCACGTCGCTTGATCTTCTCCTTGGCTTGCCTAAATGCCGATGACAACGTATTGCGCCGCCGCTTCGACATGTTTGGAGCGTATTAGCATTTTGCGCGCTTAATCGTTTGACAGAGAGTCTCAATCGGATTCGTATGCGCATTGACCAAGGGAGCAGCGCGATGAACTGGAACATTTTGGCTAGCGTCAAGGTCGACGATATTACGCGCACGCGAGCCTCGGGACGCCCCGTGAACACTCACGTGACTCCAGCGCGCGCGCCGAATAGACCGAACTACGAAATGATGCAGCGGATGGTGCACGACCGTTCTATGGTCGTGGAAACTAAAACCTACGAGCCCACCGCTTGAGCAGCGACGCGGCTCTGAGCCAGTTTCCTCGGACCGCTGATCTTCCCACACAAAGTCCTCTTCATTGGGTTGCGCAAAAAGACCGCTATTTGCGCCAAGTGATGATCCGAGACATAGAAGCCATCACTGGGCGCCGGCTTGTCGTCTATTTTGCCAATCGGTTTCGTGACGATGCCGGTATTGATGACGCCGATCCAGCTTACATCGTTGAGCTCTTGGGCGACATTGCAGAAGGCGAGCCGGTCGACCTGCTGATCGAGACCAACGGCGGGAAGACCGATTCCACCGAGGCGCTGGTCGCGATCATTCAAAACCAACTCGCCGATTTCCGCGTCATCATCGCAAATGCCGCAAAAAGTAACGGCACGCTTATCTGTCTAGCTGCCAATACGATTGTCATGGGCCCGGCGTCCGAGCTAGGTCCAATCGATCCTCACCTAAACGGCGTGCCTTGCACGGTTTTGTCGAACCCGATTGTGGCGAACACGAACTTTCCGCTGCATCAGCTTGCAGTGCTCGGCCTCAAACAAACGCGGAAGCTGGCTGAGCGCTTGCTTCGTGACGGCATGATGAAGGGCTCTCAGTCCGATGAAGTCGAACGGGTGGTCAACTCGCTTGCGACTCGAGACACATACTTCTCGCATGGTTCCGCAATTGATCATCGGGAAGCTGCTGCGCTGGGGTTGAAGGTAAAATATGTCGCCGGCGGTGATCCACTATGGGATCGGATTTGGCTGCTCTATTGCATGTATGACTTTGATACACGCAGGGATGGCTACCTGAAGGTCTTCGAAGGTCGCGCACGCAGCGTTGCTGTAAGCGCGCCACCCCTTCTTGCGACCTCCTAAACAGAGACGGTTTCTAGGCTCCGCTATCGGAGCCCATTATCCTCCGAAGGTGGCCGTTCGGCTTTTGAGGTTCGAGATCGCGATACGGCTCGCCGCGATCTCCGGCCGCTGCTCGGGATAGCACAGACGTCGCCGCCGCCGTGCTCACTGAAACCCTGCTTTCCCTGATCCGTATGCCGTCTGCGATAGTCTGTAGGCGGCTGGTTTGCATCGTGCTCAGCCGGTTGATCCAATCATCTGTCTGCGCGGTGATGAGGCCGGGCTTGAGGCTATCGTCGCCAGCGGCCATCAGCATGGCATCCAGGTTGTCGTTCAGTTCGTCATCGGTCATGACCGTCGCTATAATCCGAGTCGATCATATGTATTTAAGCGCGCCGTCCGGCAGAGCGCGCTGCAGTTCCTTAGCGATCTCCCACGGCTCCGACATCCACGTCTCGATCTCGTCCGGCTTTGTCAGGATCACGGGCATGGCCTTCGGGTGAACGGCTCCGACCTCGGCGTTCGGCTCGGTCGTCAGGAAGGCGAAGACGTCGATCGTCTCCATGCCGGTCTTGATCTTGCGGACGCCAGTATGGGCCTGAAGGTGGATGCCGGCAAAGAAGGCCAGCGGATCGGGATCGTCGCCCGCCAGCTTGAACCAGATCGGCCGGTATTTGCCCGCCGCGTCCCGGCCGGGTTCGCTGAAGGCTGTAAATGGGACCAGGCAGCGGGACGCCGGCGAAAGGTGCGGGCGCCAGTGCGTCGAGCTGGTGTTGCGGACGTTGGTCGTGCCGCTGTCGGGTTCGAACTCAAGGATCTTCTGGAAATCGACCTCGCCGCCCTTGGCGCGCAGCTTGTCGGCCCGCTTGGTCGCGTTGTCGAAGATCATCTTTTTGGACGACGGCATGCCCCAGCGTGCGGACGCGAGGATGCGCTCGTCGCCGTCCCATCGAACGATCGGTGCGGGGTAGTCGGGGTAGATGTCGCCAGGCGCCAGATTGCCGACGGTCGACCGCGTGGCCTGAGCCATGTCCATGATGGCCTGGGGGCCGGCGCGCTGGCGATAGAGGTTGCACAT